AAAGCGGCCTGTAATCCAGTACGGCCATTTAGTCTTGAAGGCCGCTTTGCTAAGTGCGGTCCTCATTGTACCGTGGCACCATCTAACACGAGCTTGGCGTTCTTTGAATATCTCGGTCCTGGATCGCCATCTTCCCGGCAAAATTGCGCTCAGTGTGGTTACTTCGATTCGGCTCATAATAAAATGCCGCGCAGCGGAAATGTTTGTCTTACCTTTCGCCCTCACGGACCATATGAGTTCGATCGCTACTATTGTGGTTGTCACGGATGGGATTAAAGTTGAGCGTAATTCAAGGGCGAGGGAAGCTGATGGCAACATGTTCAGATTGTGGCCTTCGATTAGAGCCTGAGCCTCTTCCACTTCGTCATCAATTGCTGCTTTCACTTCAAGAGATACAGAGTCAGAGAGAGGCGGAACGATAATGGCTACCGTGTTAAATGAAGAAGAATGGCGCATAGGCAGTGAAAGCCTTGATCTTGTAGACCATCGGCGCATCTACGATGGTGATAAACTTGTAGGGATAGCCCGAACGAAGGAGTACGCCGCGCAGATAGTCGCCGACCACAAAGCCGCTAAGTCTCAGGCTCTCCTGGTTGAAGCGTTGCGGGCGATTATTGAACGCGAAGGGCGTGAGCAATGCGAGATATATCATGCCGGGCTTGGCTCGTGCTTGGCGCATGGGCGCCGCAATAACTCCCAACTCAAAGCAGAGCAGTGTTGTGCTTCTTGCATTGCTGACGTCGCATTAAAAGCAATCTGAATGCGCACTGATAACTATCTGGATTAACCAAAAGACTAATCGGGCTTAACCAAAATGACCACATCTAACCAACGCAAAGACCTCGCGCATGAACTCGCTTATACCCACATTAAATCAAGCGAATTGTGGGATACCCTACAAAACGCAGAATGCGACAAAGAAGCAGAAGAGTTAGCCGCCGCAATTGAGCGCACCATTGATACTTGGTTCTCACGTCGCTTAGCGGATAAGGCGGATAGTGAACGCATTGAAGAGTTGATTACTTTGAGCCACTTCGCCCGACAAGGAAAGTGAGCCACAGGAATGAGTGGGAAGAAAAAGAAGGTTTACGTGGTTGTGCTGGTTGAGCGATACGAAACTTTAGTGCTCGCATCGTCGCGGCAAGCGGCTATTGATGCCGTTGACCATCACGGCGGCGCAGAACCGGTCTGGCATAAGGTCACGGCGCAACCAGCGAAGGATCAGAACTTGGACAGCCCGGATATCGAAGGAGAGTAGACCATGACTCTCACCCCTGAACAGCTAGCGCCGGAGTTTACGCTTTCGTTTGATGGTGGTGATCCTGCCGAGCCACCGTTTCCAGATTGTCACTGTGGACGTTGGGTAGGAGATGAATGCGCTTGTTCGGGATGCAATCTTCATCCGCTAGACTGCCCCTGCTTACCAGTCGAGGACGATAATCAACCATGACTACTGAACAACTAGCCGCGCTGAAGGAAGTAGCGGAAAAGGCTCAGCAGCAAGCGCTAGAGCAACGAATCCTGATGCGCTATGAGCACGGCGGTGGTCGCATGTACGTCGAACGCGACGATCCTGATAACGATTTGCGCCCGCACAGAGACTTGGTGGCCGACTTTTACGATGAGGCAAGCCGGGAGCACTACGCTGCTTTCGATCCCACCACGTGTTTAGAGTTACTGGAGGAAGTGGAGCGGCTGCGCGAGGTCGAAAGAGAGTCTCAGGCCTTGGATAGGTTAACAGATCGAGTTTTGAAGTTCGACATCACGGAGGCGCTAAAACCATGACCACTACTAACTCACCAGAGGCGCAAGACGGAGTGCGTTGCGCGAAATGCGGAACCGTCAGGCCGATGTCAACGCTTGCTAGCAGGGATACTTTTGTGTGCCGCAAATGCTTTAGCACGGAGACTGAACCGGAGGCGCAACCACCCAACATCAAGTGTGACCGTGTTACCTGTGAACTCACGCGTTCTCATCTTGTCGGGGACATCGGGTGCGGCGAAGAGTGGTGGTACGAGCAGCAACAACAGGCGCAACCACAGGGAGGGGGACTGTTGCCGTGTCCGTTCTGTGGCGACAAGGCATCGCTAGAACAAGACGCGGTAGTCGAGGACGGTAAGATCGTTCTTGTTGACAACTGCTGGCAAATCCGCTGTCCATCATGCGGCTGTCAGCGACTAGCCGAAGGAGGATTCTCAAATTACAGCAGCGTCAAGGAAGCCGTTACGACTTGGAACACCCGCGCTGACCTTCCCCGCGCTACAGCAGACTCAGCGGAATGGATTGCTGAAACTACGGCGCGAGAGTTTGTCGCCAAGTCATTGCTACCTGACGATAGCAAGTCGCTCGAACTATCACGTAACGATTATTGGCAGAGAGCAAAGGGCGCAGAGATGGTACTTAAAAAATTACGCGCCACTCCCCGCGCTACTGGAGACACAACAGTTGAAGCGGCGCTGGCTGAGCTGCGGGAGATATTTCCGCATACGTTCGTTCGGGTTAACGATACCGCCGAATACAGCCAAGCTACCGGATTAGCGTTTCACGTCTGTGGTGTGGCCGTAGGCATGGAGGCGGTCTTCCACGGTGAGACACTCGCTGACTGCATGGCCCAAGTCCGCGCCGCCACCCACACGGAAGGCAGCGAAAAGTCTTTGGATGAATAGGACAAGCGTCGCTTCCTCTCATCCGTTATTTCAAACGCGGCGTTTCTTTTTGGAGGTAGAACCCAGATGGAGAACACAGAGAAAGTCAACGTAAATGAAGAGGTTAGATCGTTAGTCGAGAAGGCTGAACGGGCCGAGAAGTCTGACGATGCTTTGAAGTTTTCACAAGCGGCTTGTAATGCAGCGAATGCGGCTTGCGCTGCTAATGCGTCAACTCGGGCGTGAGTCGGTGTGGGGGAGGGGCTTGTGCTTAAAAGGGCAGCCCCACCTCACACGGAAAGGGGTAAAGTAAATGGCTCATCACTGTCACGCAACGAACTGCACGGCAATTGTTCCGCCCACGATGTGGGGTTGTCGTAAACATTGGTTCATGGTGCCAAAAAAGATCCGCGATGAGATCTGGCGCACCTATGAAGACGGTCAATGCGACACGTTAGATCCGTCCTCTGCCTATTGTCAGGCCGCACGGGCAGCAGTGATTGCGGTAGCTGAGAAGGAAGGAATCGAGCCTGACACGTCGCTGTATGACATCTTTGAAACAATAGCCAATGCCCGCACGGAAGGGGAGAAGTCGAGCGAAAGGAATCTATGATGATTACCTTACGAGAATACTTTATACACTTAATTACCTTGCTGGCCCTACTTGGGTTATTGGTCTATCTGACGCCAAAGGTTGCTCAGACAATCTCAGCCAGCATGCAACCAAAAGTCTCTACGTTTAAGCCGTCACTATGAGAGCGGAGACACGGGAAAGGAGAACAGTATTGAGTAAATTTCAAGACTGTGAAGACTTAGAAGGCGCGGTGCTGCTGGGTTGCGTGGAGTCTCTCAATGAGATCGAGCCGCTGGCGATGCAGCGCGTTATTAGGTATTTGGCCGAAAGGTGCTTGATCCGTCTCCAAGCAGAGCATAGCGAGATAGATAAGTCAATCGCATGGGTTAAGACCGAGATAACAAAACAGGACCACGCTCGACTGACTGAGCGCCGTGTTGCGGCACCGGAGCAGCAGCAACGATGACGGAGCGGGAACGGCCTTTGTTAACCCGTCACATTCACCTTCACAACCGCCACGCCACAGCCTGACTGAAACTTAATCTCGCGTGATTGCTTTTTAACCCGGACATTGAATTGCTTTTTGCGGTCGTTCGGATTCGCATTCCACGACGTGGGCGATACAGTCACTTGTCCATCGGGAACAATGACCCTGACTTCGGTTGCGGCGGTGAGATTCAGTAACTCAATCTCAATCACTCCAGTGCCATTGCGCGGCACGTTCACTGAGGCAGGCGCAGAGATTGAGCAAGGAATCGTCGGTGGAGGCGGCGGCGGCGGCTCCACAGGCGGCGCTGCGACGTTCTTCACGGTAACTCTCACCCGCGCGGAGTCCACCGCATTCCCCGCCTGCCACGCGCGTATCCAGAGCGAATGCGGCCCATCCTGCATCTGTGCCGTATCCAACTGGAACTCGTAGGGCGCAGTTACGTCCATTCCAACCACAGTTTCATCCGCGACGAGAAACACGTCTCCGATCCCTTCTGCGTTTGTAATAGTCGCAGTTACAGACGCCTTCCCTGAGAGAATTGCGCCGTCAGCGGGAGACGTGATTGTGGCGATGGGTGGAGCGGTGGGAGTTGGCGTTGGTGCAGGTGTCGGAGTTGGCGGACTTGGCACTGCTCCTTCGCTCGGCGCAGGCTCAATCTTCGCAATGAAGATGTCAGTGCGGCTTATCCCCGGTATACCGTTGTTGTTGCCCGTCCAGCATACCAGTCGCCCGTCGCGGCTAATCGTCGCTCGCGGTGTGTACCAGTAATGGGGTGATTCGTAATTCGCTCTCGTGTGAACCAATCGACGGAATTGACCCGGGAACGGCGGCTTGACGCCAACTTGAAATATCTCACGCACGAATGGGCCCTCGGTCACGTCCACAACCTCACCTTGCGCGTTGCGAATGCGAGTGCCAGCGTAAGTCGAGACTAACGCCCACGAGTCGTTATCCGCACGTAAGCTCACATGCCAGTTGATCCAGCCAGTCTTCGCGTACTGCCACGCCATTGTGACGTCGTGCGGTGCCGACATCTTTCGCGCGGTGAATGCGCCCCGCCACTGATCGCCACCAACGCAGAAGTCCATGCCGATGTCGTTGTGCCCGATGCAGTAATCAGGTGCACCGCTTCGTGAGAACCGATGATAATCGGGCGTCTCGGGCGCGACGTGGATGGCGTCCAACTCTCGGAATTTACAGTCATTGCAGAGATCGGCAACTAGCGCCTCAAATGTCCCCGTATCAACGTTGTAAACTTGCTGGTAAAACTGCCCTCCCGCGGCATCTTCACGGACCAGTAAGACGTATCGTCCATCCTTGCCCATTGTGATGCCGTTGATTTGATTGACTTTCACGTCAAGCTTGATTGAATTCGATGAAGCCTCGTATACCATGATGCCGTAGTCGCCCGAGCCGATAGAGCCGGAGCGCACCACGGCTGCAAAGCGGTTGTCATCCTGACTGACGTACAACTGATTGAACCTTGCGCCAGCAGGAAAGTGAGAGCGTAGATCTGCCACTACGCTGTATTGCTTGGTTGATGGTTTGTAACTCCAGATTTGACAGTCAACGAGGATGAATCCCTTATCCCTGTCAAGGAATGACCAGAACATTGATTCGTAGTCAACGAACGATCCACGAGCCGGAACCACTTCTTCCAGTGGACCAATTCTCTCATGCGTAACCGGATTCAGGTTTCCAACGTAGTACGGCCCTCGCTGCTCGAATAGCCAGATTCTCGTTGCGTCACAATTGAACGCATTCCAAACTGAATAGGTCGTACTGAAACTCCCACCGTTTCCGTCCCGCTCATCAGTAAATCTCAACACTTCCGCACTAGAGAGATCGTCTATATACTTCCCTCCGGCAGTAGGCAGTTGCAGGACTTTGGGGTTCTCGGAATAAGTAGCAGTGTCGGTTTTGATGGTCATTTAGGAGATTCCTTTCTTACTAACTGACGGACAAACCGTAATAGTCATTGATGTAGTCTTTTATTGTATCGTATTGCGTCGATTCAACTCTCTGACTGAAACAAAAGAACTCCGCTACCATACCATCCCAGTGCGACGTACTGGCACCACTGCTCCAGACCGCTCGTCCCAGATGCGTGGTAGCGCCGAAGGAGAGGCTGGACATGTTTCGACTGTCGCCCACAGTGCCGTCAAGATAGTGTTTATAGTTATTTGAGACGCCCCCATCCTGTCCAGTCTTAGCCGTGACTCGGTATAAGCGCCATGACGTTAAGGATGCAGCGAAGTCGTTTTGTATACGTGCGTTGGGAGGGCCATCAGGATAAAACGCACCCTCCTTTATTAGACCATCCGTCGCAGGCCATTCGGTAAGAGACAAGAAACTGGCATTGATATCTCCCAGTAACCACAATCCCACTTTACTTGTAGCGCTGTGCGGATCGCTCACGGATTTCAGGACAATAAATACATCCGCCTCAGTCAACCCTAACCCGCTAAGGTCCGGTCCATCGAGATACTGAGAATTAGCCGTATCAAATTGAACTGCTGCATGACCGTTGACTTCATTGGTCTGAAACGTTGGCCTACGCGCACTGGTGGCCTGCGCCCAATCGTTACCATTTACAGTCATATCTTCCCATGTCACGACCGGGTCGCCGTCACTGAGAGCTAATTCATCAGCCCGTACACGCCAGAGAAGATTTGCTTCACTGAAATCCGTATCTTCCGCAATTGCCTCTCCTGAAAGAATAATCATCGTACTAGCTCGCTGGCTGCGTGATTGAGAATGAACTGATTGTAACCAGTTGGCCGGACGTAATTGCCACGGAAGTCATTTCAATCTCGCCCCCGCCTCCTGTCGTAGTAATAGACCCGTCATACCAACGTGTTCCCGCTGACGATTCTACGCGAAACCAGCCCGCGTCAGTTGGTGCTCCCGCGCCTGCCGTGCCTGACCATGTACCGGACTTCGCGCCAACTCCTCCAGCTGCCGCTGCCATTGCGTCAGCGGGGAGCGTGATGGTTACAAGTAGCGTTCCCGTGGCCGCTGCTCCCGCCGCTGGCTGTGTGCCGCTATAGATCTTCAATGTAGCGTTGTTAAAGTCGTCACCTATTGAATCAACTTGCCGATTTCTCGCGGCGTCGTTCAAGCGTTCTGCCATAATAACCTCTTAAGGAATCGTATATGTTCCGCTGCCGCTTGGTCCTGCTCCCGCAGTACCGGAGAATTGCACCATTGGCGTAATCCACTCACCCTGCGCAGCACCGAGTCCAATCGCTATCGTTGCGCATGGCCCGATAGATGACTTCACCCCAAACCCCGAGACCGCTTGTAAACAAACCTCATAAACTCCCGGTGTGGCCGCGAGGATTTCAAAGGTTCCGTGCAGCGCGTCATCAGGAATGACTTTTGCGTTAGCGATCTCCTGCGAGCCTCCCGGCTTGGTGACGTAGACAATCGCGTACTGACCCGGATAGATCGTTGCTCCGAAGATGATTCCGCCCACGATAGTTGACACGCCGCCTATACCATCGTTGCCCTGCTCTAACCCATCAGGCGGAAACGTAACTGTGTCAAACTCCAGTACTGGAGCTTCGCCAAGGTAATTAACCAACGCACTTGGCAACGGCACTTGAGTCTGCAATACCGCATCGTCAAACGCCGAAGTCGAATACAGTCTACATGTAAAGCTCGCTTCAAACTTTTGATTATAACTAATGTCTTCAATCGTCACGGGAACATTCCGCCACTCGCCTGAGTCGTCAGAGAGACAAACCAGATCACCCATCTCCAGTAGTAGCGGCTCACCGGCTGCGCTCCACTTGAAGAAAAAGTCAAGGTCTCTGAACTTGGCGAGATAACCATTTAGCAACCGTGAGGCTTGATTGAAATTGTCCACTGCGGAAAGATCGATAGTGGTACTATTAATCTCTCCAGTCTCGTCCTGATGGCGCTCGTCGTTGATCGTTAGCGGCTGCTCAGCGAAATCCTGAATCGCCTCCCGGTACGTTCCCTTGACTTGGTTGATGAGCGATTGTCTACCACCTTCCGGCCATCCGAACGAGCCGTCGAGATGTGTGGCTCGCGTGGTATCCGCATAGGCTAAGGCTCGCTGCGCATCGGAGTACATGACGCGAAGGATCTCTTCCCCAGTCGTATTCAGCTTTGGCGCGTGTTCCGCTGTCACCACCGGAAGAGAGTTGATTGAGAATCCTGCCCCATTGTTGTTATGTACCAGCAGCATGAGATCGGAATTCGCCTCGACTGAAACAAACCAGTCAATTGAATCTGCCCCAGCAGGCAGCGCAACCCCAGTGACATCAATCTGCTTGTTTGCAAGGATCGTGATCGCGCCAATGTTAGAAACGTTTGTATTGCCGTTTGCGTTGTGATAGGCGTAGGCCACGAGGTAAGCACCAGCCGTAAGTATTCCGGTAGATGACGCAAGTGTTGGCGCGGTTACGGGATCATCTAGTTCAGCAAAGTGATTCTCCTCTAACGGCGTGGTGAATTTGAGTACGCCGTACTTGGCGAAGATCACTACCTCAGTCGGATTAGAGCCAAACCGCTGCGCCTCAACGTAGTCCCTTAACCCCGGTTCCGCGTTGATAGCGTAAACAAGTTGAGATGCCATCGTGAGATTATCAATCGCTGCATCCACGTCTTCCTGCGTTGCTGTAACACTAACAGTGTAGGAGTCAATTGTGATTGAGATCACGTCTCCTACGGCACAGCTCCCACCAATCGTCACCGTTCCAGTAGCAGGAGTGGAAGTTGAACCAGCAGAGAACGTACTACCCGATGCCGCTGCAGTCATCGTCCCACTGGTAGAGTTAGCCGAGAGGGCGATCGCGTTACCATCAGCGGAGTATTCGACGTTATCGAGGACTGGGCGCACTTCGGAAGTGAGCTTATGCGCGCCTAGAAGAATCTTCCCTCTCAACGGAGGATAGAGGTTGACGATCAGATCCAAAGGACGCCACGGAGTTACGTCCAGTACCTTAATCGAAGTCGCGCCTGCTGGGGCATTGTCTCTCAGGTAGGTATGATCTACAGGCCGCTCACAATCAATTACCAATCTCCCGTGATGGTCCCAACGGGTAAAGCCTCTAAAAGTCGTATACAGCGTATCGTAAAGGAAGTCTATCGCTTTCTTCTTATCAGTGATGACGATCCCGGCTGTGTAGCGCTTACGATAACGAGTGATGACGTCCAACGAGGTAGGTGGCAAGTCAGGATCAAAGAATTCATACACTGCTTCTCGCGCCCAATAACCCCCCGGTCGTTGGTCCTGAAATAGAAAGTCCAGTCCTAGCCCAAAGAAGCTAAGCGCGCCAATCATCCCCGTCGAGTTGAACCGCTTGTAATCGACCCCTGCCCGTGTAGTCTCAGTATTAGGCAGCAGGCACCTCTCCGCGTTGGAAACGTCCTTAATCCCTCCCGTTGTGTAAGCAGCGGTGATTGCGGTTGCTAGTTCCCCGATATGATTGTCAGGCAGTCCGAGATAAGCAGGATCGTTGATGATAAATCGCGCTAGATCGACCGGATTGTCAGACCACGCGATCACTCCATTACTATAACCAGCAAAGGCATTGGATATCCTTCCCGTGCCATTACCATCGACTCCAAATGCCTTGCGCACAACCTGTCCGGCGATTAGCGAGGTGATATCCGGCGCGGGATCTGAGATGACAATGTCTGAGCCGATGCATCGTCCTGTGACGTAGGCGAGTTTTGAGTGGTACTCACCGCCAGGGAATACAAGATCCTGCGTCTGCGTGCCGACACCGCCGTACTCGCCTAGATGCTTCACTACTTCAAGCGGTTGACTGAAGTTTGGCGATTCATTCTTGAGCGTCACGAAGTCTTTGATTGGTCCTCGGCATCCGCCCTTCTTAAACCAGATTGTCTCTCCAGCGTCTTTATACTGAATTGTGAACAGTCTATGCAGCCAACGACCGAGCACTACCGGAACAGGCTGACCGTAAGGCGTGGTGTTGTAGGTCGAGTTATCAACTGTTGTTTTCTTCCGACTAATGCCGGGAAGAATGTTGAGTACCTTTTTAAGGAACGACTCATTATGCTTGTGTAGAAAACTCGACTCGATTTGAACTACCTGTGTGCCTTGAAAGTACTTCTCGTTTCCGTATTCAATGCACTGCGCCTCAGTCTTATTGCAGACCTTCGCGGCCTGGTAAGTTGCGGTCTTCTGCGAGAGGGTTTGATCGCCTAAGCAGTCGCCCTTCTTGAACTTCAATGGACAGCTTGGTTGTAAGTCGCGCTCGGGAATCTGCGCCGCTATCGTGCCGATATCCTGCTTGGCCGTAATCGTTCCACTTGCTCTATCAAAGTCATTTGGCTTTTCACATCTGCCTACAAACCAGATAATCGAGTGAGTAAAAGGAGAGGCAGAGGCTTCAATGATGCTGAGACTGATGGCCGAACGCGGGATAATCCTCACCACGAGACGCATGCCCGGCAAGCGATTAGTGAGCACAAACCTCGCTAGATATCGCCTGCCATCATCATCCTGTTTGATGTTTGAACAAGTGAGGGAGACGGAATCAAATTGCTTGCCCTTGGACTTCTTTATGCTTGGCCCGTCGGTGACGACGCGGATGTAGTCGATAGTCTCTGCGCCCCAAGTGAAGGAGAGTGAGGACCCAGCCCAGCGTGCGAGGGCATGGCGCGGATCATAGCTGAGATTGCCGTCTAGCGGGGCAGGGAAGAGGCTGTAATTCCATTCGTAGAGCTCATAAACGCAGGACAGGTCGCGCGAGCGCGAGCGTAGGATTGCCAGCAGATCATCGCTAACGTCATACATAGATTACGAGGGGTAGCGCACGATAACGACGCGGCGCTGCTGAATGAATTTGACTCCGTTTACATCGCCGTGGTCCCGATCAAACGACTCGAACCGGCATCCGGTAAATGTCCCGCCTTCCTGAAAAGTCCACGGGTGATCTCGAGGTTCGATAAAGGTAAACGTGATGTGCTTCTTATGTGTATCCCAAAATTGATCGAGAATGTTGGCGTCTTCATCGCTCAAGCCATCGTAGATTAGCTCCCAGCGTTGCGGAGCGTCCTCAGCAGTCGTAGTGAAATCGCGGCCCTGATCCTCGTAGACGCTTTCAATGGTGATCTCTGTATAGTCCCTACGATGGCGTAGGTACTTGACATAGATCGGCCCTGTGTCATAAGAAGTCGAATGCAGTGGAGTGGGATAGGTAGCCTCTGCCACTATGCTAACACCTCGTCATCTGCAAATGCTTGCCGGATAGGGCCACCCGACTTAACGTCATTGAGCACTACCGCGGTGAAGGCACGAGACATCTGATCGCCCGCCGCGCGGAACTCAACAATGATTCGCTGTGGCTCAGGTTGATTGCGATTGAAGGCGAGAGGATTTAGCTGACCACGATCGCGATCTCCGCTACTGCTACCCGTGCCGCCGCCTGTCCCTTTCTGCTTGAACGCATCACCGGCCACGGCTCGTCCCGCGATCGCCGCCGCACCGGCAATGGAACCCCACAGTGCGGCGGATATAAACGCGTCGCTGGCTCCCTTGAAGTTGCCAATGGCGAGCATTGCAAATCCGACTGCTAGTTGCTTTACGGCGTTGATAGCCGCCTCTGCTGCGATTGACGCAAGGGCCTGAGCAAGAATTTTCCGCATCACTGCTGGACCGGTCTCGCCGAGTAAGACCCAATTAGCCACTACTTGACCTATCGCATCGGCAAACTGAGAAAAGGTATTGCTGAGAATATCACCGAGCGGGACAATAGTGGTTTCCGTTTCCGCAATAAATGCCCGCATCGTGTTCTGCAACTCAGCAAAGGCGCTCTTGATGGATTCAATCGGACTCAGAAACGCATCCTTAAAGAGTCCCGCAAAGTCCCCCAAGTCTTTAGCGTTAAATCCGAGCTTGCCGAAAGGCGAGGCTTCTCGTTCATCCCGTTCCGACTCCTCGGTAACACGCCGCTTACGAGCCTGCGTTTTCTTGTCTTCCGCGTCCTGCTGACGTTTTAGTTCTTCCCGCTTCAGACGTAGCGTTTCCAACTCTTTTACGAGGCGTTCGTGCTGCTCGATCTCGGCGTCCGTACCGATTTTCAGGCTCTTAAGGTGTTGCTCGATGATCCTGATTTGCTCATCAACCTCACGCTCTTGGGCTGTAATTGAATCCGTGACACGCTGGTGTCTTGCGGACTCTTCCGCTAAGTCAAGATCACGCTGCGCGCGGATGATTGCCTTCCGATCAGCGAAGTGTAGCCGCATCAGCCGGATAACCTCATCCTGCGCATCACGCTCGATGTCGGCAATGCGTTCTCGGATATCCTCTAACTCCCGAGCGTAGCGCCGCTCGTTCTCCAAATCCTCTTGTCGCTTCTCGTCGATATTGCGATTGCCTTCATCCTCGATTGTTACGCGCTGCGCACGGAGAATCTTGAGCTGGTTGTTCAACTCCGCTTCCGCTTTGAGCCGTTCATTGACGTTGACGATTGACCCTGCTGTTTTTAGCCGCGCTTCCGTGGCCTCGATCTCCTGATCGATTAAATCTAACCTAACGCGCAGGATCTCTCGCGCCGCGTCTTCCTCGGTCTTGATCCTGAGCCGCGCCTGCGCCTCAATCGCGGCTATGGTTCGCTCACTGGAAATGCGCAGCAGTTCGAGAGCAGTGTCGATCTCACCCTGCTTGATTTCCTTAGTTCGTATCGCGGCTTGCCGATCTCGCTGCAAACGCCGCTCTCGCTGTTCATCTGCAAGTCGATCCGCTTCCTGGTTGAGCTTCTGAATTTCGTTATCAATGTCCTTCTGGTTTTCAATCGTGAGGAAGCCGATGCGCTTTTGTTCTTCCAATGATTCCCGTCGGGCGTCGATTTTAGATCGCTCAAGCTGCTCGATTATTGTTAGACCATCAGCCTCCGTCTCGGCACCACGCTCAATCTCAGCTTCGATGATCTTGATCTGCCTATCGAACTCACGCACTAGAATGTCAGTTGCATTCCGCGCTTCATTGCGCCGTGAGTCAGCGGCTTCCTTTGCCGCCTTCGCGCGAATTTCGCGTGAGGTGGTGGTGAATAGCGACTCGGCGTCCAGTTCCTGTTGCTGGAGTTTCTGAACTTCCTCACCGGCCTTGCGAATAGTCTCAATCTTCTCTGACTCGGAAATGTCGGTACGGCCTTGAGTGATCTTGATCTGCTGTTCCTGCAAATCCAACTGCGCCTGAATGCGTGCTTTATCCGCGTCCAGTACCTTCTTATTGTTAGTGATTACACCTTCCGCCTCTTGCTGGCGGTTAATCCGGCCCTGCTCAAACAATTGACTCAGTATCTGCTTCTGTTCCGCTGCTGAGCGTTTAACTATCGCCGTTACAGCATCGGCGGTCTGCGCAGCGTCTTTAGCCGATCCGAGTGCGCTTGTTATAGGCAGTGCTACAGGAGACGGCCCAGGGGCGTTCTGCGATGGGATCGCCTGCGGGTTGATATCCTTGAATATCGTCGCCTGCTCGTTCGATTCCTTGATGGCGTCCGCAAGCGCTTTGTAGTCATTAGTGAGCGCGGCCACGATGAGGCCCAGTCCCTTCATGCTCTGGCCCACAGTGCGTACGACCGGACCGGCCAGATTGCTGAAAAGCCTGAGCAGTGGACCAAGGTCGCGGACCAAGTCACCGGTCACGCGGATCACATCGATGAAAGCGGGGATTAGCTCCTGCGCGGCTACAGCAGAAGCCGCACGGAGTTGGAAGTCCAATAGTGCTAACTCATCATTGAACTTGTCGGCAGCACGAGCAGCATCCGTCTCAATGAGTATGCCCATTTCACGGAAGCGTTTGATTGCCCCGTCGAGATCGCCATTAGTCTCTTTGAGGATGGCGAGGATCTGCTTGCCGCCTCGCGCGCCGAATAGTTCCGCTGCTGCGTTGGTCTGCTCAAACCCTTCTGGCATGGCAGCCAAGGCAGCAAACGCGGACCGTAACGCTGTCTCAGTATCGGAGGTAGCAATACCAAAGTCGCTGAATAGCTTCCCGGTTTTACTGAGAGGATCTTGCGCGTCGTCAAGCTTGCGCTGAAAGTTGACGATGGAGTTGGTGAGACTCCCCACTTCACCGCCAGTGGTCTTCGCCAGCACCTCCAACGCAGAAAGCGTCTCAACTGCCAGCCCCGTCTGTTGCGCAAGATCGAACATTCGTCCTTGGAACTCTGCCGCATTCTTTGTCAACTGAAAGATCTCACGCGCCGCGAGTGCTGCCCCGGTAGCCATTGCGGTAATCGCTACAACGGCAAGGCCAATCGGCAACGCTAAGCCGCCCGCCGCCACCGCTGCACCTTCCGCTGATGTTGCCATCGTGGCTAATCCCGATGCGGCCTGCTCGGCAGATGGAATGATCTTCGCGTTGTTTGCCAGTAGCTCGGCGCCGAAGAACTTCACCGCGGCAGCGTCACGGTTAGCCTGTCCCTCAATCTTCGCGAAGGTAGTTAGGAAGGTGGTTAGTTGCGGGACAGATTTACCTGTAGTAGATGAGAGTCCGGTGATTGAATCGGCTACTTTCTTGAGCGCCGCTTCCTGCTTGGCGGTCTCCTTACCTAGCCCGCTGATATTTTCAGTAACGCGCAGGAAGGACCCGCCAACCAGAGGAAGACGCTGACTGACAAAGACGTTGAGATTGTCGCCCAGATCACTGAATACTTTGTTCGTGCCTGAAACGGTTTGTGTGAGTTCGGGACCGAAGGATTGACGAAGTTGGGCCACGGCGACGCGAGTCTCAGCTACCGCAGCTTTACCACCGGAGGAATCCCCGCGGATGCGGAGTAGCAGCGATGTCTCGTTAGCTGACATAAAGTAAAAGGCCCAACTCGGTTAGGAATCGGGCCTGCTGGAAGCCGCTACTAAAATGTCCACCCCTCAGTCGGAGGGCGCGATTGCCTGTACATTTCAAACGCTATCACTCGCAGGTGATCGATCGTTAGCTCGTTCTTGTGAATCTGACTGCCATGCTTGTTTTGAAACCTGACCTTGCCATCTGAGATTTCAAGAAAGGGTTTCTGACAGCGGTTGCAAATCAGCACCGAGCCTGACTCACGGTGCTCGATGATTAGCCGATGGGCCATTAAAAACTCTGCTCATTAAACTTCTCGGTTTCGATCTTGATTCGCTTAGGCATTGAACCTGTCGCCAGTGCTGCTAGATACGCGGTTAACCTTTCACTCTCACGCTCCTGCTCAAATCCATCCCAGACAATCCCGCACTCAATGTTGAACGCCTGCGCTATCGACTCGTCCTCAATCCCCAGTTCCTCTGCCGGACTTCTAAGACACAGCCGCGCTGTCGTTATCAACGTCAATACCTGATCCCGATCCTTCAGGAAAGTTACTGACCGCTTCCACAGTCGTCTCCCCTTCCTTGAGCCTGACAGGTATGGTTGGCGAGCCTTGCGCAAACCACATGAAGATCTGCCAGAAGTCGCGGACAGGAAGATCGTCAGGGTGGTATTGACCTTCCTTCGGGTTGAGCGAGACTACAGGGCTGACAATCACGTCCGAGATCACCACGCGGGCAAATTCAGTTAACTCCTCTAATTCTGAGTCAGAGAGCTTCTGAATTGCGTCAAGCTGTGCGTCCGCTGTCACCTTTTCCTTTGCGCCTACCTTGTTGAGGACGCGGACAAATCTCCCGGCCTTGAGCGAGAGACTAGGCCCTGGACGGCGCAGGACAACCTGATTGCCGGAATCACAGGTGAATGTCGTCACCTGCCGCTTAGACCATTGATTGTTCATTACGACTGCGCTCCCGCGTTCTGGACAAACATGAATCCGACGCGATCGGTTTTCAGCCTAGAGCCGATGGCTAGACCGCGGAACGCATACGGAGACTTGCTAATGTCTTTACTGGTAATGTTTCCAGTCAGTCCCGCATCGTTGAAAGCCTTGTAGAGATGAATATAAGAGAATCTTGTCGGGTCATCTTCAAACGGCCAGATCAGAGCAACGGAAGTATAGACAACATCGGCTTGGCCGATAGTAACCCCCGTGCCGCCGTCTCCGTCTCTACGGGTCAGAGTCGGATTTAAGATTTCTGCCAAGTTCATATCCATCACTTGAAGCAGTGAACCGGAAATCACGGCCTCTTGCGCGGTCGGCCGACTAAAAAGAGGATCAGGTGATTCATCAGCAAAGAAGGTGGCAAATGTGGGCTTGATGAGAAACTGAGAACCCGCATCAGTCCATCCAATGTGTAGCGCGTTCGGATTCTGAGTTGAGTCTGGCGTACCGTCCGCGTCCAGAACCAATCGGATGCCTGCGCCCTTATCCCATTCCCCGCTGCCGGTGCCGAGGTCCGCGTATAGCTTGCCCGGACCTATCGGGACATTCTGATTAACAAAGTTGTCAGGTGTGCCACCCATTGGAGGATCTCCTTTGTGAAAAGAAAGCCCGCCACTTCCTCGGTTAAGAGAAAGGGCGGGCAGGTAAACGTCGAAGCGTTTCTTAGACCGCTAGATGGTTTTCAACGCTACTTCTCATTGAATACAAGGGTAGCCTGCATCAATGCGTCTCGATAATAAACCGACTCGCGCTCACGGATTGATCCGTAAACATGCTCTAACTCCAAAACAATGCCAAAGATTATAGCACTCATGTTCCGTTTCCAGTCGGCTTTTTTCGCTGAGCGTAATACGGCATCTAAGGTATTCATGTAACGCATGAGTTTAACGGAGACTGCTCGCCCGGAATCGGCAGTCACGCCTACATAGATATCAAATCTTACTGCTTGATTGAGCCTGTCAGCGGCGTCGGATTCAGTACCAGCGTTTCGATTTGGACCTATCGCCAACGTTGGGAAGACAAGTCTCTGGATTTGACCCACGGCACGCTCCTGAAAGTCTTCCATGTATTGCGGATCGTCGGGAGAGAGCGCGGCCTGTGTGGGAAAAAAGTAATCCAGCGCCTCTTTATAGTCGCGTTCAATAACAAGGAGGGCGTTGTTGATTACACCCTCCTCTTGGACTGCGTGGTATTTCGGTGTCCATGCCATTTAGCAATTCTCGTAAGGAAAAGGCTTATACTGCGTCAGTGCCAGGATAACCGTAATGCCTTCGTTTAAGCTCCAGTTATCCTCACGGTTACAAATCACCATCGCGCGATCTCTAAAGCTAACCACGTCGCCTTTTTCGATATTCTCCAGCCCTGCGCAAATAAGATCGACGCCATTGAAACTGACCGTCTCAAATTGTTCAGCCATACAGATTAAGCCGCCCTCTCGTCAACCTCAAATCCCGTACTGCGTGTGAACTCGACTAACCGTTGCTGAATGCTTTTTATAAACCTACGCTTCTGCTCCTCAGTGAGCGAGATGATCGGTCGTGACTTCTGGTGAAAGAGTGCGTAAGGTAAAGCCGAGCCAATCAGTAACTCCTCTTTCTCTGGTCTGAGAACCGAGTCCAGCGCGTCCGGCCCGGTTATTGACTCATACAACGCATCCTCTCGCCTGAGAATCGTCTTGCCGGGGAACTCGCGCTCCTTGAATAGCTTGTAAGCGGGACTCAGCGGCGCCCACTTGCCGGATGCGCCGCTTGCGCCCTCGGTTAAAAACTGTTCATTCTCAATTTCATAGAACGTTGTGATCACTCCCGGCCAGAAGTTGCGAAAGTCGGTGATCTCCTGCTCAACGCGATTGAAGGCGCGGTCGATGATTACTTCGCCTTGGATCTGCGCGGTGAACCGTAGCATTAGACAAACGCTGGCCCCGCTACCTTACCGCGCCACTTGCGAGCAATGGCCTTTACACGGGGCGGAATCGACTCTCTTAAAGGTTGACCTTCCAGTCCGACTAACTTGACCGCAGCGGGGTCGGTTTCTCGCCAAAGATTCAGCACCCACTCAATCACTGCCGCCTTAACATCTTGCGGAGTCTCCCGCCAGCCCCACACAGCGGATACCGTAACAGCCACTCCTGACCACCAGCCCGACCCAGAGAGGTTATAGAAGCGGTTAGATGGCGGTAGTAGACCGCTTTCAGTAGTTAGCACTAAGTAGCCGTTCTGTTCGACGTAGGCAGGCGTGGTGTAATCACTCGGCACCGTGATACTGAGTGTTCCCGGTAGGTACGGCGGAAGTTGCAGGTAATTACCTCCATCACCGTAGATTGTTTTCGTTGTAGCAATAGGAATCTCAACGGGATTGAAGTAACCTTCAGGTACGCCGCACTCAAGATCGAACATACGCGATGCCTGCTCAATTAGCGCATCCAGCTCAGCGGGGGTCAACGACGCAGTTGTAGCTGAGCCTCCCGCGCCTGCCCCGCCCTGCGCGCGGCGTCTCACTTCGGTTGAGGAGCAGTACGCAACTGAGCGCTGGATGCGGATATAGAAACTGCGCGTCTCGGTCTGCATTCCGGCGGTGATCGTATTGCTGAGTTCGTAAGTCTCACCCCAAGTACCACCCGAAAGGCGAATCAGTGTCGTACTTGAGGTGTTACTATCTGCGTCTTTAGTGATACCTGACGGCACACTCCACGCTGAGGTCGAGATAGTCAGATCACCAAGCCAATCAGACCAATTAATTGAGTAGTCTAAAATCTCAACTGGTTCTTTAGTGAACATCTAGATTGTTCCCGTTTGGGTCTCCAGCTCGGTAGTCTGCGTTCTAGCTTCCGTGCCTACGCTTAACGATCTCGACGTGGAACCAATAACAACCGACTGACGCGGCGCAAAGTGGACAACAGAAACTGCAATTCCTGAGGCGAGTATAGCACTTGCGGCGTTAAGAGAAACAGATCCTTCGTGTTCTCCCGTGCTGACTAGACCACCGGACTCGACGGTGACAAGCCCCGTGATAAGTCCAGATGACTGGAGAATCGAGAAGAACAAACCGCCCGAGACGCTAATACTACTAGCTGCGTCTAACGCACTACCTCTAAGAATCTCGCACTGACCGGCCGATTGAATCTCCCCGTTGATATTAAAATCACTGGCTGATTGAGCTATTGAGAAGAATTCTGCTGCAGCTGCAACTACGCCTGCGCCTTCGAGTTGACTGAAACGTTCAAGAGTCGTGAATCCACTGGATTGTATCTCTCCACTAACGGCAATCAAGACTGAGCGCTCATGCGCTCCAGTGGGAGGCTGAATCTCTCCGCTGCTCTCAACAGCAGCGTCAGTACTAACAATCCCCGCTCTCTGAAATATCGAGAAGAAAGTTGCCGCTGTCTGAATCCTAACCTCGGTCTCTAGTAATGCTGATCCTGCAAAGATCGAAAAGAACTCGCCTGAAACCGTGACTGACGCAGTTCCGTTTACCACTGAACTCCCGGAAACTACAGAGAAGAAGTCTCCGGTTGCGCTAATGTCCGCGCTTACGCTTATGAGTGTAGAACCCGACAGAACGGAGAAGAAAACACTTGAAGAGTTAATGATGGACGCTGCGTCGATCGCGCTTGAACGTAGTAAGCTTCTCTGTCCCGCCGTAGCTATCAGCCCCGCTGCGTCATTGAGAGACGTCCGACTGAACACAGAAAAGAAAGTTGCGGCTGATGCCACTGCGCCCACACCGTCAACTAATGCAGATCCGGTAAGGAGCGCGCTCCCATCAAGCTCTAAAGCATGCGAGCAAAAGACCGTGCTCGAAGCTGCTCCAAAGGTTATTGTGGTTCCGGTAAATCCACTATTGCGTGTAGCGACTTCTAACGCAACTGTATCATTCGACTGGCTTGTGTCTTGTCGTTCGGTCCAGCCGGTCGGCTCCGTGGTGGTCGTATCCGCGCTGCCATGCGCGACGATAGTAAGGTTTCCGGTCAATGCGCTTTGGTTGAGGACTGGCGCAGCGGTTCCCGCCGCCTGGTTATTCTGCGATCCCTTGCTGCGAACCGCATCCGCGCCCACTCGAGACATACCACTAATCGCAACCGACACAACGCAGCCGGACGTATTTGAGCCCGTCGCCACGGTAATCACGGTTGAGGTCGTATTCGCCATCAACGCCGTGCGGATGAAGACCGAGAGGCGGTAATTTATAGACGCAATGGAGGCATTCATCACGTCAATGCGGTCGTAAGTTCCGGAACTGTTGCTATCTGAGCAAGTAGGCGTGTCATTCGTGTTGGCGGCAACAAAACAGTAAACGATTAGCAGATCCCCGACAGCCGGAGTAATAGTCGCGGTACGATTGCCCGTTCCTGAGGATGTACCACCCGCTACTGATGTACGATAAGTTGCCGCCATTTAGAGAGTTCTATACTCCGTCCCGATTGATTGACTACGGACTTCTTTCGCCACCTTCGCCAACCGCATAGGGTAAAACTCCACTGAAGGGGTCACGCCTGAGATTGCGATTAATCCTAACGCCTCTAAACTTACTGATCGGAATAGAGAGCGTCGTCCTATGACTGCTATCCCACTTTGCGCTTCGCATAAAATAGCTCGCTCAATCACTGAAAAGACTATTCCGTCTGACTCAATCCCGGCCACAACAACTAGAGACGCTAAACGCTCGTGGCTTACAGTTCCCGGATCTATCTCTCCGGCGCTGGCAATTTCACCTGCGATGTTTAGTAAAGCTGAAGACTGAACTTCACGAAAAGAAACTGCCGCTGTTTCTATCCCCACCGTAACTAACACTGTTACAGATGCGTTTAGTTCACTGAAAAACTGAGCAGAAGACTCCAGCGCCCCAAGTAGATCTATTGTTGTGCTGCGTTCAAAAACAGAGAAGAAGAGTGCCGTACTGGAAATCTCTCCTACCGCATCAAAAGATAATAAGGAGCTGAGAATTGAAAAGAATTGACCGCTGGATTCGACAGTCGCGGTGGCGTCAATCGAGGCTGAGCCACTTAATACAGAAAACCCCGTTGCCGAAGATTCAACAACAGAGGTACAGCCAACTGAAGCGGAACGCTCAAAGGTAGTGACAGGGCTTGATACAGTTCCGGCGCTGGCGATATCTCCGGATACTCCGATATCGACAGCACGTGATACCTGACGCACGCCGGAGACGGATATCGACGCAGATCCGTTGAGTAGACCGGAACGTTCAAAAACTGAGAAGAATACCGCGGAAGATGTGACTGCTCCAATTGTATTAACTGCAACCGAACGGGAGTGCTCCGTGACACTCTCTATTCCGATTACTTCAACCAGACCGATAGCCGTAGGGCTGGCACTGGAAAGCGTAAACGAGGCACTGGCGGCGTCTCCGGTGGTATTGAAAACCTGATCAGCCGTAGTGATACCAAGCCCGTCGTTACGCTCTGTCCAGCCGCTCGGGGCCGTAAACGTTGGCACACCATCAGCGACGCACGTCACTACCACGATCACCCTTGTCGCAGATCTTATCAGCGCATCCCAAGTCGAAGTAGTTGAAGACGCGTTCTGGCGAAGGTTAACGTTCCCGACTGGGTCTGATTGATGACAGTTGTAATAAGTACAAATAGCAGCGGAGATTTCAGCGGAACCTGTACGGGAAAAAGTGCGACTAAGCGCGGCATCGGCATAGGCCCAGAACTTCGAAACAGAGGAGCCGCCGCCAGAGGTCGTTGTATCCCACGTCGAGATCTCAGTCCAACCTGCGGGGGCGCTAAGAGTTGTCGATCCTGCGCCTTCGACTGTTGCAATTAGGACATCCTTGTTGCCTTCCACGTCGGTGCGGGTTGTCCCGCTGGGGAGCGCGGGCGTTACTGAAGTCCCAGTAGCGGTAGACTGAGAGGCAGAGCGATAGTAAGGATAATCAGCGGATGGGATCGCAATGATGCCAGCCACCCACCTAACTCCCGATGTCGGGCTGGCATCCTGACTTGCTAACACAGTGCCCTGATCTGCGACGGTCTTACTAGACGCGTTGCCAACCAGCGTGCCGCTGATAATGATCTCTTCGTCTTGTGTATAGCCTGACGGGTCAGGAGCGTTTGTTGCGGAGCGCTGAAAGTAGAAGTGGATAATTAACGCCTCTGGAAAAGGCGTTGTTATTGAGGCGGGGCGGATTGGGTTAGCCGTGCCAGTGGTGTAGTTCCGGGCCGCCCATGCGGGCAAGCTGAATACTCCCTCTTCGCTTGCCCCGTCAACTGACCAAGCAAACGCTTCGCGCGTGACGGTGGCTCCTAGTGTAAATACCGGACTTGCTAAGGGAAGTGAATCGCCAGAAAGGACGCGCCGCTGAAACACTGTGGCTAGGAGTCCGTTTGCTGAGGTTCCTACTTGCGGCTGTGCTACTCGTGACCAACCCGCCGGATTACCTAGCCAAAGAGTATTGCCGGTGTTGCCGATAGCAATGTAAATGATGTCGCCGGCAGCGTGAGTCGGCAACGTAACCGTGATCGTGCTGCCTGTGCCGCCGGGATTAGTCGGGGTAGAGTCTCGGATGGTTGCGTTAGCCACATTCGCTTATTGATTCTGGTTATAGGGACGGCCTCTAACGCTGACATCAACGCCAGTGGGCCAAACGGTACTATCAACGAAAACGGTGACTACAATGATTGGTGCCGCGGCGATTATGGATTGCCCGTTGCCGCCAAAACCTCCCGCATCCTGAGGCGTTTCCCCTGGTCCGTGTGATGTGAAAAATTGGTATGCGACTCCTGATGGGCCGCTGCCGGACTCCGATCCCTGAAGGGTCAAAATCTCATAAAACTCTTCTGGTCCGTTAAAGAACGCCGACGCTTCGTATAGTGTGTCAGGCTCAAGATTGGGAGCGTTCGCGGGAAAGAACACCTGCTCGTTAACGGCGTTAGCGCTGCCACCATAAGCACTTGCACCATAAGCTGAGGATCCGTAAGACATTAAAGCTCCTCAAGTAATCGTACTGTAGATCGGGAGGTACCCAATGATTGTTCCGCTTGCGTCACGGATAGCAAGCTTTCCAGCCAATGTACCGACCGCTACCGTCGCGGATTCGACCTGCGTAGTCGCCAAGTTCACGTTATTTAGCGTCAGACGATTATTTGCGTCGTCAAGAACCATATAGCTTGAGTTGCCCTGCCCCTCAAAATCGCCGATATATACGGCAGTTTGCTGAATCTCCGTATATCCATCTTTAAGATCGATGAACTTGCTGGTATCAAGCCTCACGAGCACACTTGGTTCGTTAGGATCAATCACCAATGCAGGACCAAAGCCAAACACGTCGCCTACCGTCTCAGTGATTGTGCGTGCCGTCATCCCCGCAATCAAGTTATAGGTCTTGCCCGCTACGTTATGATCTTCCGCTGCCGTGCCTTCCTGTGCGCGGGTAATCGTTAGGGTATCAGTTGACTTGGCCGTAACGCGGATTATTTCCACGCCGAGATCGTCTGAGGGATCAGGGTAATCCGTCGCGTTCCACCACACTGCGTTGAAAGGCGCGGCTGGTAAACGATCACCGTGCCCTGCGATTACATCGATCTCGGTGGCTGATGCGTCGTAATTACCGTCTGAGACAACAGCCTTGGCAAAGTTTTTAATTGCGTCCATGAATGCTCCCTAACTTAGTCAGCGGCTGAAACACTTAGCGATAAAAAGCCGATTATAGGGTCTCCGCTGACATTGATGCTACCGCCGGCTTCCGTGCTGCTCTCTAATTCAGTAACAGCAAAGGACACAGCACGAGCCTCTTGCCCGTCTAGTGTCAGAGAACGGAGATGGGTGATTAGCTGCTCACGCGATAGCCCTCGGGGCAGATTCGTCTTATTCAATTGCCATATACTCTCCGATCGCTTGGCACCCATCACGATTGAGAGATAGTTATCTGTTCCTACTCGGCTACCGCTCAGGTTGATTGCGCATTGCTCTTGTTGGCCCGCTTCCAGTTCGGCCATCACAAACTCAACCGTGCGCGACCGCTGGGCGTTGTCATTCTCATCGGTCAACGGCTTGAGGCGTCCTAACTCATCAAGCATCGTTTCGCGATCACTCTGCTTTACGATTGACCACACTTTGTTATTTGCCTTTCAGTCAATGTTCCCATCATGTATGAAAAAGTGCTACGTGAAACTCAAGTCCAAATCGGCCGTAGGTAGCCGAAATGTGTCTCCCGCAGTAACCGCCGCCGATGAAGAGAGGTCATCACGTCCAAGAAAATTTCCTCCCGATGAAGCATCCCAAAGACTGATGTGAGTATATGTCTCCGTTGTGCTCACGTTCAGCCATTCCGTTGCCGCGGTTGTGGTAATCGCCCGACTGGCTGCCGCAGAGCCGAATGTCGCCTGTTGTCGAGTTGTTTCTACCGCCGCATTTGCTGTTCCCGCTGAGCCCGGATCGCCAAGATGCAGCTTCACCCAAACTGCCGCCTCGGCGTAAGAGACGTTGCGCGCTACCGCATCAAGAACTGAATTTGCCACGAGGTCTGAAAAGGTTCCCATAGTTCAACTCCTTACGCGGCGGCTTCTTCCGCCCTCTTGCGAGCGCGCTGCTTGTTTTCTTCCGGTGCCGCGATAGCCTTGTTTTCAGGTGGAGCGGGGATGGCCTTTGCGTCAACGTCAATCCAGCCATGCTCACGCGCCATCGATTCGGGAATCTGCGTACCTTTCCCGGCGATCTGCACCGCTGCGCCGGTAGGAATCCGTCCCGGATTATCAACCGCCTGATAACTCCCATCCCGCATCTTGTAGATCCATCGATCCGAGGTCCACATTTTCATTGCTTCCGGTACTCCATTCTTGTATCGTGCGGCGGTCTCGATTAGCGCCGCCTCAAGTCTACCAAACTCACTCTCAGGATCTAAAGATGCAGCCAGAGTAAGTACCGCTTCTGAGCGCTCGCGATAGTAGGCTTCGTCAGTGAGCAGGCGATCGACTTCCATGTACCATGCGGCAATATCGTTGCGGTCAATGAAGATACCTGCGTCTCCGAAGGCTTCCTTCAATCCCTCAGTCGGATGTGCGATCGTCGGAATTCCCGCACACGCTGCCTCAATGCCGACACGACCATAGGATTCATAGTCAGAAGGCATTAGCAGTACCTTAGTCTTGCGGAACACTTCGCGAATGTCCGACGTATGTGCCATCCATTCGATGTTACCCGATGCGGCGAATTTCGGATCTGTTCCCGGCGCAGTGATTACCTGATCGCCGTAGCCGCCTTCAACCGCAAGGAATTCCCTATCAGGCATCTGCTTCGCCAGCGCTTTGAACGTGTTTGCGCCCTTTGTTGGTGTCGGGTTGACGAGGGTGATCTTGGTACCCGTTTCACAGCGGTAGCGTTCCGGCTCAACTACCGGATGGACCACAATTGACGGAGCCAGCCATTCGTCCGGCATTTCCTGTCCGGCCCATTGACTACGCTTCGCCGCTAACCAATATGAGTTGTAGACCGCCAGCGCATTCTTGTAAGGCACGCGCGCATCGACGCGCCAGTACATGAGTTGAGCGTCGTTGTGGACGAAGTGGACGAGGGGAATCTTCGTTGCCATCGCGAGCGACATGGCTTGGCTGGTAAGATCGAGATGAGTGACTAACAGATCGGCATCTTTGACGAAGTACTCTAGCCACGATTGCACTCCTCGGCGCGGAGGGCGAACGACCTTGATACCATCGATCTCGTAAGGCGCAGTCTTACTGCGATCGCAGATGACGTTGACCATGTGGCCGCGATTCACCATCGCGCGAAGGGCAGCGTGGACTGTGGTTTCTGAGCCCGCGTTATGCTCAGGCGGGAAAAGATGGAAGTAAGCCGTGATTCTCATAAAGTAAATGGCGGCTCCCCCTCAAGGGAAGAAAAGAGAAGCCGCCTGCTGGCGTAACGGCTATGGCGTCGTTACGGTACTAACTATTCTCACCTGCGTGTAGGTCTATTTTGACCACAGCGGGCGGTCGCAACACGCCGAACGCCCATCGGCCTTCATACAGGATATCGATGATGTTGCGCTCGAAGTGATCGCGGTTTGAGTCAGTGATGTAGAGGCTTGGATCTTGTCTGTCCCATATTACTAACTGCTTCAAGTCGCCTGTGTAACCCGTACCTTGCGGGATGACTTCGGACTCAATTACGGGCAAGCCCCAAAGCATCTTCTGACCCAGCGCCATTGGGCCACCAAAGTAAAACCAGCCGTTGTCGTGGCGGGCAAGATCGATAGTTTCCCAGTCATACGAATTGAGCAGGAATCCCGTCGAGCGAGCACGGCCCCGAATGGTCGCAGCAGTACGCGCCTTCCGAGTGGTCGTAATCATTCCGCCTGTAGTGTCTTGAGCATCGACCACAAAGTCCTGCGTCGTCAGGTTCGGCGTGTTCTCTAGTCCGGTAAAATGATTTGCCCCGCCTGGCCCGGCTACAATCTCCTCTTCCAGCGCCAGGTCGATATCCGTCCGCATGAACGCAGTCATCATCGATTGGAGCTGAGGATAGTCAGCAAGGATCGTGCGCGTAGCGTTCATGATGACCGCGATAGTCTTCACACCTGTCTGCACGACTTCAAGCGACATTGCCGCTTTCGGCTTGAGCGCGGCATCGTCAGTCAGCGAAGTCGCCTCGGGAACGATCCGCGCCGCACGAGTAAGCGAGTTGACGCGCACGTACTCGATGAGATTTGAGCCTGTTTGCAGGATCGTGATCACGTCGCGAATGGACGGCGTACGCAACGGCAAATCAATCGGCCATGGACCATAGTCGCGTCGCACCAATGAGCCACCCGCCGATCCGGGCACGGTCATTACCAGCGTGTCCTTGAATGAAATGTCGCCCAGTCCAATGTCCTTTAGTGAGATCGTTGGCGAGCGCCCGAACTGGTAAGAAGCAGTCATCTCCTTGCCTTCGGGGGCTACCTGCTCACGCCATGCTTTGAACTCCGGGGCGTTGATGATCAACTCGCCCATCGTTTTTAGCTCCGGCTCACGGTTGGCATCAGGGTTCCCAAAATCGGGACGACCTACGGGCTGTTTAAGAAAATCGTCGATTGCTTTCAGACGCTTCTTGCGATCCGCGTACTTGTTCTCTTCATCAACCTCGGCAACCAACTCCTCGATTCGTTTCCAGCGAGTGTCAAGCTCGGCTTTTTGCTCGGTAGTAGGATCTTCGTCTCCCTGCTTTGCCCAAAAAGCCTGCTCTGCATCTTTCAGTTCTTTGAGTTCCTGTGTGGCTGTCTTTTTCTCTTCGGCCATCTGCTGCTCCTTTAGCGAAAACTACGCCAGCGCTCGCATAGCGAGGCTCTGCATGCGTAGCGATTGAGTCCTTAGCGTATCCACGGTGATCTCTTTCTCTACTGGCTCCTTCGGCTCGGAAGCAGCAAGAAGCTGGTCTAACGCATCTCTTGCGGCTACTACCTTCGCGCGATTGGAAGCAGAGAGAATCCGGCCTTCCTTGACTCGGTTCTCGTGGTTGCGCTGCATGTTGTGGGTATGCTTCTCCACTGCGGATACCACAGCATCGAAGGACTCAAAGGAGCCGGGTACCGATTCACCTTTGAGGTAAAATTCCTTGTCGCTACCGTCGAGGTAGTCTTCAATCTGGCCGATCACGATCGGCAGTAACTGTGGACCGTACTCACCAACCAGATCCGTAATCTTTGCCCGCCAGTCGAGCACTGCTCCGGTCACGTTGGAGTCTTTGGCGGTCTCGGCTATCTTACGGACTACGCGATGAAAGGCTGACTCAACCTCCCAGATAGAGGGAGTCGTTTGGGCCATCTCCTCGGCCAGCATACCTTTGGATTCTCCATTGCTCGACTTCACAGCGGTCGCCATTGCTAACCTATTCATCGGCGCGGTGACGATTGAGTCTTCAATTACTTCACCCTTTTTCAGGATGCGGATGCGGTCGAACTTCTGCGCCTTGAGAAGATTGGCTTGCAGGCGGTCAGCCTTGACATAAAGCGGCAACTGCTCCTTGTAATCTTTTGCTTCGATGTAAGACTTGTCTGAGACTGAATAACCAAACGAGAAGCCAACACGCTTCCCGGCTTTCTTGCGCTCAACCGCCTTAGTGCGAACTGCCTGCGCATCAGACGTAGAGTGGAACTCAGAATCAACGAAAAAGCCGTGATCATCTTCCTTCGCTACCATCGGATAACCAACCGCTTTATCGAAGTCCCAATCATGTGAGTGAGCCGTGAAGCCTGCCTCCAGGTATTCGGTTATGCAGTCCTTGAAAAAACCGGGAACGATGAGATCCCCGCCCTCATCAATTTCATTAAAGACAGCTCGATAGCCAGAGATGTGACCTGGGCCTTCATCTGTGACTGTCAGGTCTTTAAGGTCGATGAACTTGCGCTCAATTTGCATGGTTGAACCCAAAAAGAAAGCCCGCCAATGATCCTCTTCCGAGAACCACGGGCGGGCAGGTCGTCATCACGGGCTGACGCTTAACTCGCTAGTTGATTGTCAATAACTTACGCGGTCTTCTCTCTCAATCCCTTGACCCGATCGATTAGGTTGTACAACTGCCGCTCAATCTTCTGTAGTTCCTGCTTGGTGCTTTGCGGAGACGTGTCCGGTTTGACTAAGGGAATGCTCTGCGTGTTCAGCAAGGCTGATTCGGGTTTAGGGGACTCTCGGCTCATTCCGTGCGGAGTTTAGCACAGTTTGGTTAAACATTTGCAAGGAGAAATCTACTGGACGGTTTCAACTTCGATGGTTCCATGCAGGATTGAGGTACGGCAGTATATCATCCGAAACTCGGTGGTGGCGGAATTTACGGCTCGACAACAGTGAAGGTGGCTGACTGCTTCGGTGATCGGTTCAGCGGTAATAATCTCCCAGCCGCGTAGGTCGTCCAACGATTCCGCGGTCCAGTATTCGTGACCATCAACGCAATCAACTCTCATTCACGTAACCACTTCTGCGCCAACTCCCGCATCTTTGCCGGACAATAGGCTCGCGGCATCAGGTTCCCGCAGTACTCGCAGAGCATGAGGTTGTAGCTGATGTTGAACACTCGTCCACTGAGAAATCCGCGTCCATCGTCAGGATGTTGTCCACGCCCGCTGTCGGTCTGCCGCGTCATGTGACAAGCCAGTTGCGATTCAGGCAGGTCATTGGCCCGCACGAGTTCAAGAATTGCGGTGTGTTCGTGCTTTGGGAGGGGCTCAAGGGCGTTCATGCGTAAATCGGCTTAACCTCATTTAGCGGTATTTCGTCATCAATCACTATTGGAATTCCCCACAGCGTTTCCGATATTGCGTCATTTAATTTCAGAAGATTGTCAGCGCCTAACTGCTTTTCGAGTAAGCGAAGCGTCATCATGCTCATTTCATAACGCTTAATAGCGGGACCATACTTCGCTCGCTGTGACTGGAGTAGCTTGTAGGCTTCTTCAATTTGGTTCATTTCGTAATTCGCTATTCTTTTGGTGTCTTCGGCGACGGCATCCAATAGCGGACATCTACACCTCGACGCATTCCCTCACGAGCATCAACGTAACAAAATCCCGCATCGCTGAAGTATTCACCGCTAATCGCGTTGGACGAATAGTTGGGATCGTACTCGGCAATCAACACGGGTTGGCCGCTTTCTGGTAATCTATCCCTGACGCTGATCCACTCGTTGCTCATTTCCAGTCAATCACCTTCCAGTCAGCACCGTAAATATCCTCTGCCGTAATGTGCGTATATGCCTTCCCAAACCACGGTCTCGGCACCACCACTCGCTTGTCTGGTGCATCACTCAGCACTGCGGCCATTGCGCTGTAACTGCTGTTAGCAACAATGTAATGTCTGCACCGTTTAAGTAGCTTGAAATCTTCCAGATAATCCCGCCCTTCGGAATACTCCACGCCTGACCCGAACATCTGCTTCGCCCCGACAATGTCATCACTGAACACAAGAAACTTTGCGCCGGGAAATTCAGCCATTGCGGATCGATAGTAGCCCATCGTCAACCGGGGGTGATATCCATCTCCGTCAGTGTAATCTCCCGCCCGCCAGTGGATGGCTACGCAGTCGTTCTGTGGTGGTTCGTCTTTCATGCGCAAGTACCATCGGATTTCGTCCAGCGCATGCGAGAAATACTTCTCGGATTGAAAATGCCCCTTAAGACTTACACTCTCAGTCAGATCAACGTCGTGAAATCCCCAATCGACCCAGCGCTCGGGTAATGGTGGACCGGAATAAAGCGGCAACGGATTGGCAAAATGCTCGTAAACGTTGACGCCTTCGCTTGAGCCAAACCGATCCCGATGATCGTGATTGATCCACGGCGGGAAGGCGAAGTCTGCATTGTTGCGACGGGCTACGCCAATCGTCCCGGCCACCTGGTAGGCGCCGTTGCAAAATCGGCCCATTAGCCCGAGGTTGGCAAATGTCACTATCATAATTCGCGCTGCTTATTCCGCATCGCAGGCAACTCGCTTGACCTTGATCCAGACTCTCCCACTCGTGCGCGATACCAGTCGAAGGTTGAACGAAGCCCGTCATAGAGCGAGATTTTAGCACGCCAGCCGAGGAATCTGATGCGAGAACTGTCTACCAGCTTGCGAGGCGGACCATCGGGCTTGGTTGAATCAAACAAAATCTCCCCACGATAGCCGACTACTTCAGCAACCATGTGGGCCAGATCGCGGATCGTTACTTCTTGCCCTGAGCCTACGTTAATCGGTTCCGCGTCGTTATATTCCGCCATCAGGGTAATAAGCGCGTCTGCAAGATCGTCAACGTGCAGGAATTCGCGCTTCGCCCTCCCCGATCCCCACACCGTAACCGACCTGTCGCCGTTCAACGCGGCGCGGTAGAGCCTCGACATCAGCGACGGAATCACATGCGCGTCAACTGAATCAAAGTGATCGTTGGGGCCGTAGAGGTTTGTAGGCATGGCGGCGATCGCGTTGAAGCCGTACTGCTTGCGATAGGCTTGGCACAGCTTCAACCCGGCGATCTTAGCAATCGCGTAGTACTCGTTCGTCGGCTCCAGTGGGCCGGTGAGTAGCGCGTCTGCTCGCATGGGTTGTTGCGCGTCACGCGGGTAGATGCAGGATGAGCCGAGGAATAGTAGCTTCTGCGTAGCTCCATAACGATATGCAGCCTCAATAACATTCGCTTGTATGAAAAGGTTGTCATAGATAAAGTTAGCGGGATAAGTCGAGTTCGCGTGAATACCTCCGACTTTAGCCGCCGCAAGAAAAACCTGCCGAGGTTGATGAAGAGAGAAGTAGAAGTCTACAGCGCTCTGATCGGTTAGATCCAACTCTTGGCGAGGGGCGGTCAACGCATCGGGAATCCGCCGCAGTAACGCGCTACCTACGAGTCCGGTGTGACCGGCAATGTAAGTGGTGCTCATCAACTTTCCCTTGCCTCAACCTCACTATAATCATGCAAATGGATGACGGGTGGTCGATGCGGATGAGGACGCAAACCCGCTTGACACGCCTGCCACTCAAACTCACTGTCGAGCCGAGACCAATGATGGCCGATACGAGACCATACGTCAGGTAAGCGCCGGATTAGCCCAGCAGAGAACTTAGTACAGCCAAATGAGTGATAGATACCAATACCACGCTGATCGTAAGAATTTGCGCACCATAAGCCGGGACATTGCCATAACTCCTCCAGTGCCCCCGGCCACGGGAGAATGTCATGCTCAACCAGAATGAACGTCTCACCCTTTTGCCATAGATCGTTAAGCAGATTCCAATAGGCATCAGACGAGGCACTAACATCGACATAGGTTGGGGCGTGACCGTAACGTGAAAGTAGTTGCGGGAGCAGCGGATGCAGTTGAACGTGGGGGATAATGATATTCACTGAGGCCTAGCGATAACGCTCGCACTCCTTGCATTCAAAGCTCAGTCGGTAAAAGGCTAGGGCTAGATGGTAAATACAGATCTTGGTCCAGAATTCCGCTTCTGGCATGAGATAGAAGAACGCATGACGCTCCGCTGCTTTCGCAAACATGGCGGCGTAATACATGTGGTATTTTGAATCCGTCATGTTCTCTTACTTGAATATATCTCTCCCTAGCCTGCCCAGTTGAGTCCGTGTCTCAGACAAAAGGACCTTCACTTCACCCGTATCAGTATGCTTCCTAATAGTAAGCGGGTACTGAATTTGGCGCGAACTTTTCACCGTAGCAATGAGTCTATTCTTGCTAAGCAGCCGAGAGCGAGTAGCGGAATAGCGCGTGATCATATTGCGCGGGCTGTCAGCGTAAAAGTTATGCGGTGCGGCGGACATCTCAACCGTGATATCGCTTTTTACAAGCCGCCGCTTCCGCCCAAGTATCACTGTCACCGGCGCTTTGATTTCGTATGTACCAACAAACGCATATTTCATTGCAACCAACTCCGATTGAAATACAGTTCCCACTCCAGTAACGGATGTGGCTCGCATTCAGGAAACAGGTGTCCATATTCCTGTTTAACTAGAATGAGATTTCCGGTGTGACACAGCACGAAATATCCACGCTCCAGCGCCGCAACTGTCATGGTCCAATACCCTACGCCACCGTCTGAGTTAACGCGCTCACTTGGAGGCTCAATGCTGCTGTCGATTTCTACGATAACGATCTTAGGCCGCGCCTTCATACCACAGAAGATTGCATAGTCGCCCCCATCGGTATCGATGCTGAGCAAATCGCACTTGTCATCAACGAAGGCGTTCACGTTGCGGCCGTCTACGCGGGAGCACTGGTGTCGAACGTGAGGATTATCAGCCCAATTCTGTTTTGACTGAAGGTAGAGATTATGATCGGCTTCGACAAACAAACCGGACCATCCCTGCTCAATAAGGTATCGCGTGTTTGAGAGCCACAGACCCTCGTTGCCGCCGATCTCTACTGCGTGGCCCAAGACCGCCACTTTGGACTCCCCGTTGTAGAGATAACCGTCATGCTGATTAGCGGTGATGCGCTTCCAGCCTTCTTGAATGATTAAATCCTCTCCGTTTTGCGAGTGGACGTTCCCGGCATACCGTTTTACAAAATCAAGCATGGCAGCCCACTTTCCGGCGCTTGGTCTCGTTTATCTTCTTGCGCGTTTCCGAAGATATGCCGCGCTTTTTCGCGGCTTGCCGCATCCGTTCTCTCACCTCATCTGTGTACACGATTTTGGCCTGTTGCGCCCTTGCCGCCCTGATTCGATCGAGTGTTTCATCTGAGTATATACCCGTTTTCCCTTTATTCCACGGGATGCGTCCCTTATTCTTCGCCGCGACTTTCGCTGTATGCGCAGGGGATTGAGGTCCGCGTTTTCTTCCACGCCAGAACGCTCCAGACCTCTCGGCATGTAGAGGCCCATGCTTCTTACCCGTGTTCGCTTCGCTAATCTTCTTTCGTGTTTCTTGAGATACGGGATGGCCCATTCGCTTCTCTCGAAATTTCTGCTTCGTCTCCTCACTTGTCCTGCCCTTGGCTCCCGCCTCTCGTGTGTTAAGTAGCCGACACCCGCGTTTACGGTATGAATCCATGTAGATCTGCTCGTAATGGTCAAGACGATGCTGCTCAATGTTTTGAGGAAGCCAGTGGGTCAACTGGAACTCATGGGCCAGCACTCCGTACTTAAAGAAAGAGTTGTCCAGCTTTGGCTGCGTCCCCTTTCTTTTGTCGTACCGATAGAAACGAAAGCGCGCGTAAACATGGCGGCTCTGGCCCACGTAAATACGACCTGACGGAGATGTAATTGTATAAATGCCGCAAACGCGCTTAGGATGGTATCTAGCCACTGATGTGAACCTCTGACATAGGTATCACTCTTTGGTAAGAGTCGCTCGAATGCTGATAAACACTCGGGCGACTCGCATTATACCGTAGTTCTTTGCGTATCTGTGTAAGAAGGTAAGCATTTATTCGGCCTTGCAGAAGGGGCACGGTTCGTCTCCAACGAAACATTCAACCGCGTGATTAACCGGCTCGTGCTCTTTCATGAAACGCGTTAGTTGTTGTTTTCCTTCCTCAGTTGGATCTACAACCTTTATTACCCGACACGTCAGACAGTTGGCCCACCAATTCACTTTCGCCTCCAGCCCGATCGTCGCCATGTATTTATGTAAGAAGCTAAGCATGTCTTATAGGCCAAGTAGGGCCATGCGAATCGGGCCATTCGCCTTAAGATCGTCAACAACAGTCTCAATAACGCGACGTCGAAACGCACCATCCGATGACCCATCTTCACCTTCAATTCCACCGTGGAAAAGCGCCTTCAATTGTATGTAGGCATCCCACTGTGCCGGACCCATCTGATGAACCGTAGCGCCTGCCTGATCAAAACGTTTTGCCGCTTGTTTTATCTGCTTTAGCTGCTCATACTCTTCTCGGCTCACGGTTAGGGTTTCGGTGTTTTCACTGCGGTACAGGCCGGCCAGAAAACCGTGATGCGCCAGCATCCGACCGCGGCCCGTTTCGTCCGGGTCAAACTGCCTGTTCCACCACTCTGTAAAGCGTGGATCTTCGTCACTCATGCCGCGTTACTCCATTCATGGTTACGTTTTCTATGATGTGAAAAGAGGATCGGGTACGTGTCTCCCGCGTACTCCGGTAACTTCTCATAAACAAATTCCGGCGAACTGCCCCGATTGTATACCGCGGGCCAGTAATGAAGTTTCAAACCCTCTCTGTATGCGAGCGTGGTCAGTATGCTTTGATCGTGTCGGTTCTCTCTGAACTCAGGATGATTCGGACTTCGGCTGGGTGAATCATCAATCAACCTTCCGCCTTCAAAGAGACACCACTTCAACCACTCAGCGACGAACTTACGCGAGTAGTCAGAGACACGAAAGAAGATTACTGAGGCTTGGCATTGCTTGCCGAAACGTTCCCACGTAACGGCCATGTCTGAGTGGTATTCCAAATTGGGTTCCCAGAACTTCGACGGCCAAATCTCTTGAACCACATCCCGTTTACACCACGCGTAATGCGGCCAGTTATTACCGAATAGAAAGATGTCCTGATCCATTCGATCGATTATGTGGGAGACGGGAGCGATGAACTCAATGCCGGCATCCGCATAGCACACCACGTCACCGTTCCGCACGTTCCGCACAAAGCCAGCTACGCCAGTTAGCCGATCAATTAAATAAGGCTTCCATGACCATAGACCATAGCCTTTCCGGTTAGCAAAAATTTGTGGATGCTCTTCCATCATGGGTCGGATATCCCACTCATCGCAAGTATGAATCTGGTTTGCGCCAATCCCGCCTTTCAGAATTGCGCTCTCAACGCACAACTCCCGCGCTCGGCTCATGCTTTCATCTGAGAATGTAACGAGATGGACTGTCACTTATTGTCTCTTTTTCAATGCGGCTCTCAACGCCAACGCTCCGCTACAGTCAGGGCACCACGGATCGGCCCAACAGGACGGACATTTGCAGCAGGAGAATCATTTCAATCACCACTTACAGGCATACGAATTGACAGCCACAAGTCATCTGGCATAAGACCTAAGTATCCCTCCGGCAGGTTCTTGCCCGTAATGTATTCACTGGAATCATCCACAATGCCAACGTAAAAACCCTGCCAGCGATAGACCACAATCAAGCCGGACGGTTTAACGTCAGAAACCTTTTCCCATTTCATCTCAGCCTCTTATCCGATTCTTGAAAGATTTCCGTGTAGTCATCAACATAGCCACCTTGCCAGATGCTGCTCACACGCGGCCTCTGGTACGCAACCATCGGCGCGACGCAGTACGCGTTCAACTCCCGTAGTCTCGTGGACAGCCAGTTATCAAACATGATTTCAGAGAACGCAGGCTGCTTGGCTAAAAGCTCGTAAACGCATTTACGATTATACCCGATCGCATGTGTGGTCCAGGCGGCCTTAACGCGCCACAGGTGCTCGCTGTAACGCTCGGGCTCAGGCTCGCCATTGTTCCAGCAAACCAGATTCGCGCCTAGATAAGCAATATCCCAATCTTCAGGTAACTCGCCTAACGCTTGCTCCAGATGACTTAGATCGCGAAACAGGCAATCGTCTTCCAAGTGCAGTAACGTCTCCGCGCCTGACAGGTAGAATTCGCACAGGATCTCTCGCTCTGACTTGTTGAACGATTGATGCGGGCCAATGTCGGGGAGGGATTGGAACTTCTCGACCTCGAGGCCGACGCGCTGGAATTCCAGCCGCGCCTGCGCCCACTCGCTGTCGAGAGTTGTCAGGCAAACGCGGCTTTGGAAAAACGACCAGTTCATTTGGCTTCAATCTTGCGGAATACTACCTCGCCTGCTTCGTTTATTCCGTCAATATCAACTTTGCCATCGATAACAAGTGAGATCAACGCTTGGTCAATGCGAGCCGCATGTAGCATGTCGAGAACCTTTTGGGTTACAAGCGCACATTTCTCTTCCGTTACTGGCTCCATTCCGCGAACCACGCTAGCGATAATTAGCAGGCACTCGCGATCTGTTACAGTTTCCGGCTGCACGTAGGTCCATGAACCGACGGTACATGCGCTCATTTATTTCGCTCCTTGCTGCTGCCGTTGACAATCGGCTTCTCAAACAGCCAGCGCATCAACTTTATCATCGTCACGGCGTCCATGACCTCGCCGCGCTCAATACGTGAGATCGTGCCATGCGAAACGCCCACTTCCTGCGCCAGTTCGCGGATACCGACATCACGCTTCTGCCGCCAGCTTCGTAAGACCTCGCCAATCTTCATGCGGCTAACTTAGCATATACTGTCTAAGCTGTCAAACATTTTCTCTTGCGCTGCCAATGGGGATTTGCTAACATGCAGCCATGCGGCTTCTGACAGACGAACAGCTAAGGCGAGTAGATGAGATTATTACAGACGAAATTAATCTGGAAATTGATTACGTCTTCAACGGGGAAGACTCACTGCCGGAAATCGACGGAGACGAAACGTTACGTAATGCGGCGCGTGCTGTGAGAGCATATTTGGAAACACTGGAAACGGAGATAGGTAAATGACAAACGCTGAGTTGTACTACCAGCTACGCAAGGGCTGGGTGAGACGGTTGCTGGATTGGATCGCGGGATGAGCTTTGCGCCTAAGGTTGGTGATATTTACCTCGATCCGCACAGCGGTAAGGTCTATCGGTACTATTCCGTCTATCAAGGCGACAATGGATCGTTTGGCAGTAGCGCCGAGCCTTTGGGATTCATTGCGGACCAGCGCCCCACGTTGATCGATCTACTCTACGCTTTCTACTGCCGCAGTCGAGGCGGAATCATCTGGCGCTATCAGCTAATCTACTCTCATTACCAGTCCGAAAAAGACCGAGCAATGCGACCGCCGCAAACTCTCGTCAAAGACATCATTGATTAATCCAGACGTGAAAACACCTGCAATAGTCTCCACCTAAGCAGTCAGGGTTTGGCGCGGGCTGTAGATCATCTTCACTATTAGCAGTTTGACCGTCTTCCGCGGCGCAGGGCTCGCAAACGTTCTGATCGAGCAAGGCTGAATACTCCACTCGCTCCCATTCATCAGATCTCGCTTCTGCTTCATCACCGCGCCCGATGTTGATGACTTTGTTCGCTAACCCTCGTGCGGCGCGATCGATGTAAGTCACTGAGCCGGCGTTAATCTCGTTTGTAACGGCATTAATGAGTCCGTCTCCGGTCTGGCCTAGCAGCGCGTGTCGTGCAGCAGCGTCAATAAGCCGAGACTGCACGTCGTTGGTAACGCGGCTGGTCGTGAGGTCAACTAAGTCTTCAAGTTCGTCAAAATCACCATCATCAATAACCGCGGCCTTCGTATTCAATTCAGCAGCAACCAGCATCCGGCCGTGACGGTGGACTTTGACGAGCTTATCACTTAGATCGATCCTTAGCTCGCCCGGCGCTTGCAGTACCAACTCGTGATAATGCGCAGGTCTCAGCTTTTTGATTCGGCTCAATCCATCGGTGATGAGATCTGCGCGCAGTCGTAGCAACACAGTCCCGATAGATTCCTTAGCCGACTCCTGCGCGTTGTGGATTCCTTTGACGGCGATCTTCTCGTGCTCTTTTGGCTCGCGTGAGAGGGTGAGTCCTTCCCATTCGACGCCCTTACGCTCAATGTGGTTCAGTCCAAGTGAGAGGTAGAATGCTTCGGCTTTATGCTCACCATGCGTGTGAATCTGCTTATCCCAAAACTCAGCCAGCCGCGCCGCCGTAACCACGTCACGCTTGAGCTGGTTTAACTTCTCAGCGAGAATCGGCATTCCGCATGAACCTCTCAGCCTGTTCGTTGAGATAGGCAATCTGACGGTCGATATCGGCTATCTTCGCAGCTTCCTGAATCGGATCCACCGGCGCAGTCATCGGTGTCTCCTCAGGCGGCTTCGTCGCCATCTCAATCAACCGTTCAGGCGACATCGGAGACGCTATTCCCGGTACCATGCGGATGTCTCCGAGAGGTGCGCCGAGAGTCTTCTTACCGATTGCGGTGTAGAATTGGTCAATCGTGCTTGCGCCTGATCGAAAGACTTCCGATTCGCGCTTAACCAAGGCATCCTTGTCTTCTTCCAGTACTCGAACGTTCGTTGTATCAAACCAAAATTGATCATCTTCGGTTAAGTCCGAGAATTCCGGCTTTAGCTGCCAGTTGATCTCTTCCTCCCAAACGCTTTGGATGGGAATGATCACTTCCTCGTAACCCTGTTGCCGAGCCTGCTCACTAGACGCGTAGCTCGTGCCGTTTTGCAGCCCCACAAGCAATCCTAATGTTGGCGCGGGGATTTGCAATACCGCCGCAACGCGAGACTCGGGAATAAGCCTAAGTGCCGATAAGTCTAACTCCTGTGGGCTGAATCCTACCTTCTCAAAATCAATCGGCTCGCTCAGCACGATTGGCTCACCAGCCCGATCGCCAGTTGTCTTCCGCATCCAGCCTTCCTTCATCGCCGCGGCTTTCGTTGCATCCACCCGCACTTCCTTGTCCTTGGGCGAGATCACGGGCACCTGAATGCCCATGTTGCGCATGATCGCTGCCGTAAATTGCGCCATTTTGTCGTCGCCGTAGAGTTCCTTGACGAGTGGGGCGAATGGTTGGCGAGTGCGTCGATCCTCGCCTAAAGGACCGCGTTTAAGGTGCAGCACATCAGCCGCCGGCCATAGCACCGGAGCCTTACCAGGGACATCAAACTGATAGTGCGAGAGGAATGGATCGAGCGATGTTTCACGTGGAACCTCGGGTGCGCCTCCGTCCCCCGGCCAGCGCGGGCGGATTAGGTAGTGCGGTATATGCCACAGTTCGATTAGTTGCCCGCCTACGTCGCGTACCTTCTTGAACCTGACTCCACCATCGATCCACCAGTCGATTGAGGCTGCCTGCGAGTAGTTGGCCCAGATGTGGTGTTTGTTTGGGCGACGGATGAGTTGGGCGAGGGCGTGATTTGCGTCGATCTGCGTGTCGCCGTCCTTGTTGATGCGTCGGATGACGGGCTTGGCTTCAGGAAGTCGTGTCCCGGTGTAATTGAACACGCAGGCGACAAGCGAGTGGCTGTCGAGATTTCCTACTTCACGCTTATAATCAACGGTTGCAGGTGGATTCCAATGATTCCAGCGGAAGCGATAGTCGGGGAAGTTATCGTACGTGTTAGCTTGGGCGAAGTCTGGAGCTGGAGAGGCAGCTTTCTGCTCGGTTAAAGCACGATAAGCTTTGGAGATACGGTTAATGAGACTGAATTCAGCCATTTAGAACATTTCTAGTTCGCGAACGTTAGCCAGCTTAGAAAACGCCCCGCTTGCCGCATCTACCTGATCGTCGTTATCACCATGCGGAAATGCGGTTAACTCATTGCGAAACGCGATATTCCAATCTGCTTTGAGTACTCTTACGTTTTGACCTTCACACTGGCTGGCAAAGGGATCGGCGCGAGTCTCCTTGTCGTTTTTCGCCATCTCAGTATGAACGCTAAAGCCCGCCATGTCACGAATAATGTTCGCAATGACCTCTACGGCCAAGCCCGGCACTTTCTCAATCCAAGTTGGAATGACGCCATACTTATTGAGATCTGACTGCGCCGTGTCCTTCATCTTTTGGTTCCGATCTCTTGGAGACCACTGACCGCGCTGGATGTCCTCGACGTAGAAGAGACCGCCGTGCTCAGCCATGAGACAGCCGACTGAGTAATCCGCCTTCGTACTATCACTGCCACCTAGATCCCAATAACGGACACGGTTCGCGCCAACAGGAACCACGCTAACCTCGTGCGCGAGATCTGAAAGCTTGAACAGCCCACCTTCCCTTGGTGCTGGTCGCTGGCGATAGAGCGCGTTCCAATAGTAAGGGCCAATGCGCTGCTGAATCTTTCTCAGCTTCTCAATCGGATACCGCTCGGGACATAAGGCTTCCCCAACCGCACGATCATCAGGCTCAAGCGTGCAAGTGGGCGGGATCTCTATCGACTTCTCTTCCTTGATCGCCTCCAGACAGACAATATGCCAGTGCTCCGGCTCCTCGCCTGTCTCTTGAGCTAAAAGCCAGCCAGGGAGGTCTGATTGATTCCAGCGAGTAGCTTGGAGGACTATCGCCCCATTTGGCTCCTCGCGCGTGTAAAACGTTGACGGATACCAGTCTTGGTGATCTCGCTGGACGGCCTCGGATAATGCTTCTTTAGCATTCTTAATCGGGTCGTCAATGATGCCGAGGTGAAATCCCTTGCCAGTGATAGGGCCACCAACACCCGCAGACCATAGCCCGCCGCCTTGATCTGTCTCCCAATGCTTTACCGCTCGAGCTGATTCGCGCATTTCGCTGCCGCTGCTAAGGTAATTATCGCGGGAGTTGCGTGAGAGGGTGAAAGCTAATTCCGCTGCGTAGGAATTGATACCTGCCCAACGTTCCGGAAACAGGTTGAGGTAGTAAGCTGAGAATAAGCGTGAGAGTAGCTCCGACTTGCCATGCCGAGGAGGAGCGAAGATCATCACGCGATTTAGCTCACCTTGAGCCACGCGGATGAGCACCTTGGCTATCTTGATGCAGTGGGGATACCACTTGAAACGAGGGTTAGCGGTTGAGACGAAAGATTGGAAGCCTTCAAGGCTCGGTTGGCGGGATAGACGGTGCTGCGGCCCTTGCCCGCTCAATGGCTTCGAGAAGGCGAACTGATTTGTCTGCCATGACTCCGTGGAGAACGGCAAGCTTATCGGCTGATTGTTGTCGTAAGTATTCGTCCTCACTGGCTATCCGAGCCTGCGCCTGAAGTGCGTTCAGGTTCGAGGTCAGGTAATCAAATAACAGATTCTCAATCTTTTCGCCACGGTTTTTGTTCCGAAGATCTCCGAATTCCTCTTCTACACGGCGCTTGAGGTCGCTCACCGTGCTGTCAGGTAGGTTGTATTGTTCTGACACTTCGGTAACGCCTTGACCGGCCAGTAGGGCCGACATGACTTCGGCTTGAACTTCATCTGAGTGTTTGCGGCCTCTCATAGTAGCACTGCTTCTACGTAGTCGTATTCGCCCATCCACTACCATCCAAAACGTCTGCCAATGTGGCTAGTAATCGCGATGTTAGTCCGTATCACGCCCACGAGTATGCCCAGTATAAAACTAACAATGCCGATTAAAACCATCCATGCAGTTGTGCTCATTCTTCATTGCTCCGGTGACTGGCGACGTAAGTTCATCTGCCAATATGAATATATCGTGGCTGCATGAAAAGCAACATATGCCGCCGCCAGCGGGCCAGCGATTACGTGATCAATCGAAGCATATAAACATATGAAAATCTGTCCGGCACTAAAGCAAATCCCTGTTTTACTCCACTTGCTCATTTCTTACTCCGGCGCGGGTAGCGTTGCCGTTGCCTGACTACACGTAAACCAGTGTTGCGGCAGATCCATGCAGCACTCACTACAGTAACCAAGCAGTCGCGCTTTCGTACGCGCCGCAACGTTGAAGTCGTCCTCGCTCCATGCCTTACGCTTGTGGCTGCGCATGCTGGCGTTAGCCGCATCGGTAGCCACAGCATGTGCCAAATCGGAAGTTAGTTCCATGCTCATTTCGCCTCTCTCCGTGGCCTGCCCGCACGCTTCATATTATCGTTAGGTTTCCATTGATTCAACGATTGCCGCACGATCATCCGACTAGGGATATCAATCGTGACAGTCGCTAGCTTTCCCGACTTGATAGCAGCCTGCACAGCCTGACGCGTGACTCCTTTGATTCTTGCTGCGTCGTTAATCGTGACTGGCTTCATAGACGCAAATGTACACCTTGGAAGTTATTTTGTCAAGGGCTAATTTATTTGCTTGACAGGGGCAAATAACTAGTGTACAGTCCCTCTCACGATGACAAAGACGGACACAGCGGAGGTTATGACGATGCAAAGCCGCTCTCCCGTCTTAACGAAGCAGCGATGATGTTCGAAACTAAGGACCGTCAACTCAACCAAGGGGAACGATGATGAGTGAAGATAATTGTGCTTACGTCTACGAAAAGGCAGAACTAATGCGCTGTGGCAGAAGTCGCGAGAAGCACGTGGTGGGAATGAGCCATAGCTTTGTCGATCCCGACTCGGAAATCGTACCGACGCAACCCGCGCCGGATACAGGCGGGGAGTGGCGCTACAAATATGAGCCGGACCTAAGCAGGACCGGCCAATATACACTATACGACGATCGAGACTGTCCGCTGGCTGAGATTTACGATCAGCAAGTAGCCGCGCAAATCGTCTCAGACCGCAACGTCGTGCCGAAACTCGTGGCAGCGCTCAAAGATGCCCTCTTTGAAGCCGAAGTCTCAACTGTGCTCTGGCACCAATCGCGAGGATTTATCGGTATCGTAAAGGACGCTTACGACAAGGGACTAATGCCGCCTGCGTTTGTACGCGCTCGCGCTGCCCTTGCCGCCGTGAGCCGGGAGGGGGATGAGCGCAAGTGAATTATCACGAAATGTACCAAGCACTGCCACCTAAAGCCCAACGAGCTATTAGACAGTTGATGCGGGCTGTTCTGGAGTGCGATACGCGACATCCAGTAGTGCAAAATCAGACCTGTACTTCGAGCCTGGAAACTGGAATAGCGGAGATTTTGCAATGTACCAGAAAAATCAAAAAGTCAGACGAGGAGAGCCGCGCTCCTACTGGATACCTGCGTTCTGCTCCGTATGTCTACGAGGAGGACTTACGACAATGATCTTCCCCCCAAAAAAACCACTCAGGCTGACAATCGACGATCAGATCGAGACGAGGATCTACCAGGCCAAGCAGTCAATGAGGTTTCCCGTGGACGGGGAGACAACAGCGAAGTTGAAGCGGGTGCTCACGCTGGACACGAGTGTGGAGATTCCGTGGTGGAGACGGTTGCTGAGATGGCTGCAAAGAACGGGGTGAGATTTATTTTTGTGTTGACTTACACAACAAGTTGTTGTATGCTGCGTGAGCATGAAAATAGCAACGTGCAAGTGCAAGCGATGTAAGTACGAGTGGGTGCCGCGCACGACGAGGGTGCCGAGACAATGCCCGAAGTGTTGGGCTACTGACTGGAATCAGCCGAGAGGGAAAACTAAATGAGATGCGATCAATGTAATAAATTTGCGGCTTACGATGACTCGACAGAGCCGGAAGTAGACCTCGACTTCAATGAAGATGGAAGTTACAGCGGTCAGGTGCGAATCGTATTAACGCATGACGAGTGTGGGCAAGAGTTGAAAGAGGCGTCATTTGACTTCGAGGGAGAAGTGCCGGAAGAAGTCATCAAAAAACACAGGGGTGATGGTCATGTTTTGGACCTAAAGGCAGATTCAGGCGAACTTACATCGCGCTACGAAGGCAAAGGACGTTATACCAAGACATTCTATGGTTACGACGTGGCCCTGAACTTAACCTGCAACTGTCAGGAACACGGAGCGGAGTCGCTGTGGCAGGGAAGCGCTACCGATGACATTCAGGCGTCGTACATGGATGAGTTAGTTTAGGCCGAAGATCGGAGCCCGCAAATTGAACGAAATTGAATACCTCGACAGTGTTGACGGGAAACTACAGGCAATCTTCGATCTGGCAGTTGCGGCGCGAGACGAAGCACAAGCGGCACTGGCAGCAGTGCGGGCGTTGAAAGGTGATCTGCGGGCGTTGAAAGGTGATCTGTTACGCCGGAAGCTTGAGTTGCAGCGAGAGGAACTCGCAAGGAGAGAGGAGGGGTTGAGTGATGGCGTTAGCAGTTGAAGATCGCGCTGAACGATTACGAGAATTATTACACCGATCCGAAGTCAAAGAAGCCATGCTTGAACGTTGCGATGAGCAGGGCCACGACTACGAAAATTGCTGCTCTCCGATGTTTCAAATCTACCAAAGTTGTAAATGGTGCGGACAGGTTCGATAGCACCAGTTGAAAAGGAGCGGGGTGAGAGGATGACAAGTAAGGAACGAGACGCCAAAGTTGAAGCGTTGAATGAAGCTGCCGAGCATCTAGAAATGAACTGGTCAGACGATGCGGAGGAGCGCAGGCAGGGGCGAATAGTGGCCGCTGAGCTACGTCGCAGAGTTGATCGGCTGATGGCTACGACCACCACCAAGGAGCATGAGGGATGAGCAGGAAGAAATCTATCACAGCTAAAAGCATGGCAGATGAGCTAGACAGCGGCGAATACCCGAAGCGATTTGAGATCGTCGTTGACCGTCATGCCAAAGATCCGACGAAAGTGCTGGTTACACGTACCTGTGACAATATGAGTGGATTTGAACTCTACGGATTATTGCAAGTGGTATTGCGGGCCGTGGAAATGCAGATCACGTTCCCTGAGATTCGACGCTCTGATGGCTACAGACTAGAACGAGAGGAGTAGATGGCCCATGACCACTGAAATCCACGACGGCAATCGACCGGAACTGATTTGCGTTGGCTGTGGCAAGAGACCGGATGAACTTGCTGAATACGTCAGCGCGGCCAGTGAAGCGCACAGCGGCGTGGCGGACATGACAGCAGGCGACTACGTCTGGCAGGAAGAAGGAACAGGGTATACGATGCCAGCAAGCTCAACATGGAGGCCAAAGTGCGATGGTTACTCACGACAATAACCGACACAACGAAGGACCGTGGTGCGACGATTGTCATGGTTACAGCCACATGCCGTGGTGCTCACGGTACGTGGAAAAGGTATCAGAAGTCGTCTCGGAGGCTGAAAACGTTCCCAGCGGCGATTCTGAGGCCGTAGCAAAGCAATGCCACGAGCGCAGTGACGGCTTAAACGAACAGGAAATGGGGCAGTTGATTGCCCACATCCACGCCGCGATGGCCGAGGATTGCGACTGCCCGCTGCATCGGACTAAGGATGCAGAGATCGATCCCGCGGTCCTGCAACGCGTCTCCACTGCTATTAGTCAGGACCAAGCTTTCGCTTCGTTGACGACGGTGCGGGCGGCGATTGCGGACGTGCTGGACGCGGGCTGTTCCTGCACGAATGAAAAGCATCCGTGGGAACTGGATGATACAACGGCGGAAGAATTAGACGTGACTAACGGACAACGTGTGCGGTTCATAGACGACGTGTGTCGCCGCATCCTCGCCCTCCAGCGTGAGCCGCATGGAATGGATGCGGGCGGTAGACGATGACGGACAGCCTCAAGCAGCAAACCACAACTTGTCCCATTGACGGGATCTTGGTAGTCGATTGTCCACACGCGGTCTGTGAGAGGTGCAGAGCAACTCTAAACGTCTGCGGAGGCTGTTTCAGATGTGTTGAGTGCCACGATGATTACAGTAATTGTGCGGATTGGTTAATTGCGGTTGAGGTGGTGGTAGTGAAAGGCGGTAGTTGAAACAATGGGTGAGCTTGATATAGCGAGACTGGTTGCCGTTAATGAATTGCATAAACCGACAACATGGAGGCGCGAACTTATTGCAGCAGGATGGATAGAAGAGCGGCATACGGTCTGGAGAGATCCTAATGGTCGTTTGTGGCGCGGGCCGTTCGGCGCATGGCGTGAGATGAAACGGCGCGAGAAAGGCAAATCAGATGACTGACAAGCAGCAACCACCGGAGCGCGTGTGGTTGGAATTCTTTGATGACAACGTACGCGGCGTATCGGTCTACGTTCCTGAATGGCACGACAAGACCCCAATCACTTATCGGCTAGAGCGAATTAAACAAAACGGCTTTCCGTATGCTCTTGTCCACCCGGCAAGTGAACAGTGCGATCTAGGCACATGTTCGAGACCGTCTGATTGTCGCTATTATTGCATCGAGCGTCACGCAAGGGTTTGTGTTAGGCCTCGTAATCAACGGCAACCGAACACAGGAACCTGCGAACACGGCATTTCATGGAGCATGGAATGTTTATCGTGTGGACATTCAGACTTTGTCGCCGCCCGCGTCCAGCCAGTAGACGAGGCGCGAGTGGAATCACTTTGGAGGCGTGTTAACGCGGTCAAGGTACAGATTGCCAATGATCACCACGTAGCTGATCAGCCGACGTGGGCTGATGTTCATTACTTGCTTTCCTTGCTCCCCCAACTCTCCAGTAGTGAGATTGCACGGTGCATTCAAGAGCGAGCGGTCAAGATCCGCAAGGCCGGAAACGACTCCGGCAATGAAAGGGATCAACAATTCATCGAAGGCGGCATATCGGCTTTGGAGGTTCTGGCTGATGACATCGAAGACGGGACATTTCCCGTCTCCAGTAGTGAGCGCGGCAACGAGCAACGCCATCCACGTATGACGCCTGAAGATCATCGGCGAATACAGGAAACCTTGGACTCTCTTCCTGAGTACCCGACCGAGGAAGAAGCAGAATCTTATTTACAAGCCTGTGGAACGAGCGGCAAAGAAGTTGTTAATCAGTTTATTGAACGCTTACTAAAAGAGCGGCTGGAGTTCAAGGAAGAAGTCGAGCGGCTCCGTGTATTGCTCTCCAGTAGTGAGCGCCGCTGTCCATCATGTGGTCATGCCGGCGATCTGGATGCAAACGGGATCTGCCAAACACAGATCGGAGCGCGCAACTGGGAGTACTGCCAATGCAAGTGCGTGTTCCCTGCCACTGTGGCAGTCATTGAGGGTGAAGAGCAGCACGAGCACGACTGGTACAACGATGGGGATTTACTGCGTTGCTACGACTGCACTGCTACAGAGTCGGCTGTGCCCACTGCGACCACTGGCACGACTGACGGATTCGACACGGCCACTGCACATGCAACTACAGCCGAAGGTCTGAATGACCCGTGGATCGACGCGAACGGTCACGCCTGGGAACGGCGGCACGGTATTGAATGCGTCGAGTGTCCTGATTGTGGTTTCACGTTCGCTGCTATGCACAAAGATGGGGACGGTAAGGGCTACTCCTGCCCAAATTGCGGAACGGGCGAGACCGCACCAGCAGGAGTCGAAGCAGCAGCGAAAGAGATTGCCGATTGGATCACTCAAACAACGCCGCTAACTGTCGGTGACGCGTTGCGCTCGAGCATTCAACGCATCATCTTCAAGCACTGCGCTGCTCCGGTGGCGGCTGAGAGCAGCGAAGTCAAACGTCTTCGTAAAGCTCGAAAGGAAAAGAGGGAGAGTGATTAGCGGCATGCCATTGCCGGTGCATTTGATCAGTGCGGTCACTCTCTTGCCGTAATCTCGCCTCCAATGACTCAAACACGCTGGTTATTACCTCAGCCGTTGCCAGTGGCGCAAACTTAGAAACCAGGTCTGCCGCGCTGAGAAAGTCATCACAAAACACTAGTCCGCTCTCGCTAGAATTACCGATTTCGACAACGTATGGAAACTGCGGCTGGATCTTCATTCTCTTGTTAACGCCTCGCACTATCACCTCCCAGCCGCAGTCGTGACCAACACGATCACCGGAGATGTAGTAGCCATTAGCTTGCAGGTAATCATCCCAGTGCTGGCCTTCTACTAGATCAGATAGCGGAGAACTGTCCAGTTTTGACCACCCCTCGATCAGACCATATCGGTAGTTAGTCATTGTCCTCCTCCCTTTTTCCACGCATTACCGCATATACCAATGGCATTGACTCCTCGACTTCTTCCGCTTGCTTGCGAATCATTATCTCCAGTACTGAGCCCTTGGAAATCCCTTGTTCGTCAGCCATTGCCTGAAGAAGCGCAAACGCTTTGATACTTAATCTTACAGGTAGTAGTTGTTTTTTGTTGTTACTTTGTATCATATCTGTATATTAACATGTTCGGTCAACGTAATCAAATGTAGTATGAAATCGTGACCGATGGTTAATTGTTGAACTGTTTAACAAGGAGCGAAGTGTAAAAAGCCTAATAAAACAGGGGTATTATCTAAACCTTTCTTTATAAACTTTTTCATACGCGATGGTATAGGAAAGTTTTTTATTTTGAGTCTGCGAGGGTAGGGAGTAGAGGCGAACACCTTAAATGTCGGGTAATAGGACACTTAGCAAAATTCCGCCCCAGTATGGCGAACGGCTTACTCGGAAAGGTCTTTTTCGGGATCTTGGGCAACTACAAGCCTAAGAACATGGGCGGATTCAGTAGGCTTGAGAAAATGACCGCGTGCCTGCAATCGTTCCAGCCCGTCTAGCGCCCAGTTAAAGATTGCCTGACCGGAGAGCTTGATCTGGCGTTTAATGTTCTCATTGCGCTTACTTTCATCCATTGGCGGAAATTTAACTACTACCACTCGACGAGCTAGACCAATACCGCTCTTGGGAATGTCCGGCAGCTCATTCATCGCCCATAGGAACTTAGCGCGGCAGAACATCTCGAAGGGATCGTGATACTTATGGTCAACCATGATCCCTTCACCTGAGATAAGCTGATTGAGAATCTGAACCTGTTTCATCGATGCTGGTTGCTCGGAGGCAATAGCAAGAGTCTTTCCGTTGAGGTGACTTAGCCCAAAACGAGAGTCCAGGTTGGCAATACTGAAGGTTGTAACACGGTTTCCAAACGCAGCCCGCAGCCCGTCAAGGAACGTGGACTTACCGCAGCCGGATGGCCCATAAAGCCACACTGCGGTTTCTTTCACCATGTCCGTAGTCAGTGCATACCCAGCAAATTCCTGCAAGAATGAGAGACAGTCAGATGGGATCACTTCATCAAGGTACATTTCCCATACGTCTGAACGGGTTTTAGGGTTGTAATCGAAAGGGAACGCGGATGTAAGGTAGTCCTTGCAGTTATGTTCGCGGCGCTGTCGTGTGCTGATTTCCAGAGTACAGTCACGGAAGGTGATCAAATCCGTCTTCCGATCCATGGTTCCGTCCGGCCTTGAGCACGCCACTCGTACTAGATTTGTGATGCTATCTAATGTTCCAGCCGTGGCGGTGATTGCCAGCTTGCTATCACTATCAATGATTGCCTGCGCTTCCTGTTTGATCAGGTATTCAGGTATGTTTTCCCATAACCGCCCATTAAACCTGAACCATTGCCCAGAAGTAAAAGCGGTTTGTTGGTGTTGACGAATCAGGGTATCACGCACGAAGACATGCGGCCTGCTTCTAGGGGATTTTCCTGCCACGTTGGTTGAGAGTTGCTGCTACTTATGACCGTTGTTGTTGGGCTTTTGCTGTTCTCCCGTCCTGATTTCCGCTTTAATCTGCGCGATTTGTTCTCTCGATAATACCGGACGCCTAGCGATAATCGTAGGACGGTATCGAGGTAGGTATTTCCGATACAACCAGGCCCGGCTAATACCAATACGAGCAGCGGATTCAGTCAGGTTGAAAAACATTGCGGCGCAGGTTATCACAGTTGTCTACGCCATGTATACGGTCAAATTGACGTTGGTTAAGTTGAAAATAATCCTTGCAATTTTGTAGACGCTCTGTATACTGCGGCCTGTCGTTTCGAATTCATTGATAAGACAAAAGGTAAACATGGCAGCAACAATACAGGAAGCAGGCAGCGTGGCCGCGGATGATTTGCAGTCGCAAGTCAAGCCGTTCGCCGAAACGCTCAAGTGTGCTGCTTATGCAGCCCAGGGCGGACGCAAGACGCTGCAAATCGGCCATCTAATCGAGGCATTTGGCGTGGAAAACGTGGCGATTATCAGCTGCGAGCATGGCCTGGGGACAATCTCCAGCCGGGTTGATGAGCGGTTTGTGTTTCGCACGGGCGACAGGCAAGGTTTGCGTGACGGGTACAAATGGGCTGGCGATAAAGGTTTTACAACCCGCGACAAATGGGTATGTGTAGACGGTGGTTCACGCGCTCTCAACTGGATCAACCACGACATCTTCATGGGCGCGCAGAAGGCGCTTGAGGGAGTAATTGAAGGTAAATCCAAGCAGGCGCTCGATGCGAGCTTTCGCAAGTACTCGTCGTATGTAACTAAAGAGCAGGACCTAAACAGCCAGCAAATGTGGTGGCGGACGGGCTATGAATGCGAGCAGTTGCTTGATGCCTTTATCAAGCTCGGCAGCAACATGTACTGGACGTTTTGGGAAGACCAGACATCAATCAGCCAGTACGTCAAAGGCGTGCCGTGGATACCGGAAACACCGGGCAAGGGCGCGTTGACAGCGGTCAAAGGAGCGTTTGATTTCATCTTTCGACTGACACCCTGCCGGATAAAGGACGAAGCAACCGGAGGGCTGCGGGACAGCGTGGCGGCAACCTTTCGCAACCCACCGAGTAATAACGAAAACTACGCCAAGGTACGGGACGACTGGGACGGTGGAGTGCGAGTGCCTGATCGTATCGACGACTTCAATCTAGCAGATTTTGCAAAACTAATAACTAAGACCAGCGCGCGTAAGGCAGCAGACGTACAGGCGTAACGGCAACCCTTACGCGCTTAACACAACCAAAACAACCAAAGGAGCGATGAAGCAATGAGTATTTGGGACGATTTAGACAAAGAGGCGAGTGAGGACAAGCGGATAGGCAGTCACGATTTTACGGTTGACAGGATTACGGAAGGCGAATGGGAGCCTGGTCGAGCATACCGAGAGCTTGACGGCAGGTTAATAACGTCCGACAACTTCAATTTGCGGCAACGGTTCAACGTGACGCCATCCGAAGAGGTGGTCCAGCGTGAAAAAGGCAACTGGGACCAACGGACCAAGAAGTCGGTAAACTACTCGCATCAGATGGACGTGGTACTAGAAAAAGAATACGGCGTCACGCTCGCAGGTATTAAGGAAGGTGACACGTTGCGAGTGTTAACCGGCTACGAAACTGACAAGAATAACAAGGAAAAGAAGTACGTGAAGATTGTCAAGTTTCTACCTAAAACCGCGCCGCTGTCAGGCAATGGCAACTCATCCGACGTACCTTTCTAAAACCATGCCTATCGTCGCGTTCTACTGCCGGAAATGCAGAGCCAACGTGCCGCTGGATCACTACGACTCATGCGGCGCAGTCCACCCTGACTTCGCCGCGGCTGTAGTCGCCGATAGTAAACGGGACCGTAGCGACGGCATCCATGTGACCGACGTGCTTGGTTGCCCACGCAAAGCGGCAATTCAGGCGGTAGCCAACATACATGTAGATCCGTTGGCGTATAACTCAATACTCGGCGGCACGGCTTGGCATGCTCAGATGCGAGCGGCGTCCAACAAGCCGGAGCTTTGCGAGGTTGACGTATCCGGCATCGTGGGGGGCGCGATGCTGGTTGGCAGGGTGGATCGACTGCATCCACCCACCGCCATCAGCGATTGGAAGGTAACAAGCGAGTGGGCCGAGAAGTGGCTGAGCAAACCGAAAGATGAAGGCGGCGGTATGAAGCCTGAGCACTTGGTGCAAATGTCGCTGTACGCCGAGCTTGTCGAGCAGTCGTTGGGCTGGCGTCCGCTGTATGGTATCGCATGGTACAGGACACATAAAACAATGCTGCCATTTACTGAGTTGCTGTGGTCGCTTGATCGCGTGCTAGGTTTTCATCCGCTTGGCGGAGATTACTCGGTTGTTGAGTTGATTGGTCAGGCAGCTTGGTCGCTGGACTGTGGTATTACTGCCGAGTGCTGGCAGGAACTGCCACTAGCAGGAGAGTCAATGAAGTACGGAGCCAAACTGGCCTGTGATTACTGCGCGATGAGGGAGCCGTGCTGGACTGCCGCGAAGTCCGCGCCGTTCTAAGCCATGAAAGAACTAGTCTTGCCAAGAATCGCGATAGACACGAGGGAGCAAGCGAGATTTATGTTTGATGGTTACGAGAGTTATAGGACAACGCTGCAAACAGGCGACTATAGCCTTGAGGGACTGACTGACGTACTGGCAGTTGAGCGAAAAAGTCACGGTGATGCGTGGGCCATGTTGACTGCCGAGCGTAAACGGTTTGAGCGCTGTCTGGAACGCATGGCGCTACTGGACAGGGCCGCGATAGTTATCGAATGCAGCATGGCTGAGTTTGTTGTGCCGCCGCCACAGGTCAAGCGGGTCAATGCAGCAACGGCTATGGGTTCCTATATCAGTTGGTCTACCAAGTACCGGATACCTGTTTATTGGGCCGAAAATCGCCGGTGGGCTGAGCGCGTCACGCTTCGTGTCTTGGCAGCTTACTACAAACATTGCGCTGATGGGGCTTGTGTAACAACGGAGCGCGCACGAGTAGAAGCGCAGTTGCTGGAGGTTGGATGAGCGGACTATTCGACGACAAGTACGCGTTAGTGCGAGACGACTGGGAAGATGAGCAGCCTGTCAGGTTGGTTGAACCGCCACCAACGCCTGCCGCGTGGCTCGGTTCCGCCTGCGTGTGGGGTCCGGCACAAACGCAGGGCAGCAAGCGGGGGTTTGTGCATCCGCACCTGAAAAGGGTTGTGATAGTTGACGATAATGATCGCGCGCTTAAAAGCTGGCGACAGGAGCTAGTTGACGCGATGGTGCGACACAAGCCTGCTAACCCGCTTGATGGACCTGTGGCAGTGAATATCAAGCTGTATGTCCCGCGACCACGCGCGCATTACCGGACAGATGGAACACTCAAACCCAACGCGCCAAAGCTGCCGGCCGCAGGCCGCGACATTGACAAGGTGGCACGCGCGATACTGGACGCCGGTCAGATAGCTCGCTGGTGGACGAACGACGCGAGGGTGACAGACTTGCATATGCGGCGCAGGTACGACGATGGCATTGGCGAGCGGAGCTGGGTGTGGGCATGGGCTGTGAGTGAGCCTGACCAGCCTATGCCGGAGTTGGATGAGACAATTGATGTGGGGGAAGATAGGTGATGGCGGTGAGAATAGAAGGCGATATGGATTTATACGATGTCGCAATCCGGCGTATACATCAACTTGAGGCGTTGAATGCGATACTCGCGGCACAGGTGGATCGGCAGGGGAAGGTGGTTAATGCCGTACTGGTGGCTTTCAATCGCGGCGGAGGGTTTACCCAGCAATTAGCAACGGCGTGTGACGATTACATTACGGCGATGGCCCAACTGGCAAAGGAAGGATAAAGGGGATGGCGAAAATCGTAACTATAACTAATCCGGCTGAGTTATTAATGGCTCAAATTGAAGAAGTGCGTACCGGTAACTCGCAAACGCGAAACGAGATTGAACGGTTGCGACGCTTACTAAAAGGCGGCGAGAAGGAAGAGGCTAAGCTACAGGCCGAGTTGGATAAGCTGCTACTCAGCCATAAGTCAAAAACAACCGACGAGTGCTGCCACTTTCAAGACTAGGAAGCGAGTAATGAGAATAGCAGACAATCCTGACCTTGGCAGTCCGGCACGCGAGCGAGCCGCTGACCACTCCGGATGGGTGGAAACTTGCCGCACGGCGTTTACCCACGGCTGGGACGCGGCCATGCACCAAGTCAGCCTGCTTGTGCGAACTCCCGGTGGCGATGGTTGTTACTGTGCACACCATCCGGACGATCCGGCACATGGCAGGGATTGCTATGACTTGTTTAAGGCGCTGACGGGTAAATAAAAGTCGGCTGCTAGCGCCGCTGATTTAAGTCACGACGCGAATGCGCGGGTTTAAATATCGTCCAAAGGATCGTTCGAGGTAAATCAGGAAAGGATAAGCACACAATGGACGCAAACCAGCTAAACGAACTTGCTACAAACGCGCTGCTCGACCACTGGCCGCCGCATCTAGGCGTGCAGACTGAGACGGAGAAGGTTGCGTATCTGGCTGAGCAATTGCGGGAAGCGGCTGATGCTGAGACACAAGCGGATGAGCTAGCGGATCAACTGGAAGCCGTACAGGAACAAAGCAATGAGTATGAGCGACAGTTAGAAGCCGCCAACGCTGAGATCTCTGACTTGAATGCGGTGATTGTCGAGTTGAAGGCTAAGCAGAATGTTCAAAGTTAACCGTAGTCTCTTAAACACTGAACTTGCCATCATCGGCTCCGTCGTCAAAGACGAAAAGACGTTACCAGTTCTGCGATGTGTGCGGATGGTGTTTGATGGTGCTGAATTGCAACTGACGGGCTCGTCGGTTGACGTGACATTGCGGGTATCGTTGAGCGCTGAGGGCGAAGCATGGTCCGGCTGCGTGCCGTGGCAGCAGTTGGCGGCGTTAGTCAAGACGTTGTATGACGAGACGGTTTCGTTTGTACCTAAAGATGGCAAGATAACCATCAAGGCGGGCACATCCAAGACGGTGTTGCACACGTTACCAGCAAGCGACTTCCCCGCACCTGACACCACCGCTACGCCAACACGGTTGACGCTGAATGGTGATGTGTTGCGAGAAGCGGTCAGGCGAGCGTTACCTTGCGTGTCTACAGAGGAATCGCGCTACGCCATGCGCGGGTTAAGCTTTGAAGCCAAGGACGGAGCACTGTGTGTTGTTGCTACAGACGGACATAGGCTTGCAGTCTCAACCATACCTGACATAAGCGTAATCGCAACGGCGCTAATCCCTGATATTGGTGTGCGGCCACTGTTGAATATGACCGCTGAATCTATCGCTATCGAGATAGGCCAAGGTCATGTCGTATTCAACTGCGACGGACGCATTCTCACCGCAAGATTGATAGCGGGTCAGTTTCCCAACTGGCGGCTGATTATTCCTGAGCACCTACCAAACCATATGGAAGTCGATTCTGAGTCGCTCTCCGCATCGTTAAAGCGCTCAGCAATCACTCGTGGGCGAATCTTCAAAACAGGCACAGGCGTAATCATGGATGGAATGAAGTTCACGTTTGCGCGTGACGCTCTAACGGTAGAGGTTAAAGAGAACGATCGCGGTGCGTTCAGTGAAGAGATCGCGGCAACAAGTAGTCTCAATGGCGAGGCGACGATCACGGCATTGAATCCCGATTACTTGGTAGACTTCCTCGCAACTGGCGAGGGTAAGTTAATTTGCCAGTGGAACGATGCGAGTAGTCAATTCCTGCTTTCGTGGCCTGACGTTGAGTATCGGTATGTTTTGATGCCGATGAGAGTATGACCTGCGCGGATAGCACAAGAATAGTGTGTCCTCTATTCCAGGAGGAAGGTGACGGTTCAAGTCCGATCTCCGCGCTCCAGTTATTTGTTGGGCGAATGAATCCAATGAAAGCGGCTATGTATAACTCATTGTGGCATCGGACCATGCCTTACATCGGACTCCCCGGCATGTGCGTGCCGTCGTTTGCCGCGTCATTCGCAAATGTTTATTACGCAGTTGCTTTATGGTCATTACCTATCGCGGCAAACAGACTGAAAGATGGCTACGAATGCTTAGAGTTGCGCCGCTTTGCTATCGCTCCAGACGCACCAAAAAATACCGCGTCGTTTATGCTTAGCCGAATGCGCAAAGCGATTAAGGGCGACATGCCAGAGATCAAACGTCTAATCAGTTACCAAGACACCGGCGCACATCAGGGCACGATTTACAAAGCGGCTGGCTGGTTAGCGACCTGCAAGAGCGAGTACGTTTCATGGGAACATCACAGTAAACGACCCGGTAGCATGGAGCAATCGACCGCCGATAAGGTTCGCTGGGAGTGCGCGATATGAGACGCCAACGTATTTACATCATCGCGCAACGCTTTCCTGACTGTTGGGGTAATAAGCCGCTGTCGTTTGCGATCTATCAAGGCCGGACATTTTTAGCTTATTCATGGTCGCTTAGCGGGGCATGGGTGGCGCTACAGGTTATTAGGAGAACGTGTGGACTACGCTAATCTGAAGTTCAAAGCCACAGGCAAGCGCCGCTACTGCCCGACTTGCGACAGTAAGCAGTTGACGAAAATCTCCACGGCTACGGTTGAGTACAACTGCTATATCGAATCCTGCAAACGTTGTGGCGGCTGGCTTATCAAGTGGCCGAAGAAGACTTATGACGAGTACATACGCTGAATTCCTGGACAGCAAGCGCATTACGATTGCGCCGAGTGGGTTTGAAGTTGAGCCTGCCAACCCGCACCTGTTTCCCTTTCAGCGCGATCTAGTCCGCTGGTCCTTGCGTATTGGTAAGGCGGCGATTTGGGCCGACTGCGGGTTAGGTAAAAGTTTGATGGAGTTGTCATGGGCTGAGCATGTAGCGCAACACTTCAATGCGCCTGTGCTAATTCTTGCCCCGCTATCAGTCTCGCATCAAACGGCTCGTGAGGGTGAGAAGTTCGGTATCCCCTGCCGCGTGGTTGCGTCACAAGCAGAAGTTGACGGGCCAGGGATCTACATCACGAATTATGAGAAGTTGCATCACTTCGATCCGTCCGTGTTCCCCGGCGTGGTATTGGATGAATCGAGTTGTCTGAAATCATTTACTGCCATTACACGCAACCTGCTAATTGAGGCATTCGCGCACACGCCGATGAAGCTGTGCTGCTCCGCGACACCTGCGCCAAATGACAGAATGGAACTAGGGAACCATAGTGAGTTTCTTGGGGTGCTAACTCGAACCGAAATGCTTTCAACTTTCTTTGTCCACGATGGTGGGGATACTAGTAAATGGCGACTCAAGGGCCACGCGCAAGAGGAATACTGGAAATGGATGTGTCAATGGGCTGTGATGATGCGGCGGCCTTCCGATCTCGGGTACGATGACGATGGCTTTGTTCTGCCGACACTCAACTACCGTCATCACGTTGTTAAAGCGGAGAATAATCTTGACGGGTTCCTGTTTCCAGTTGAAGCGCAGACATTGATAGAGCGCCGTGGGGCTAGACGCAACAGTTTAACCGAGCGAGTGGAATTGCTATCTGATTTACTAATGGGCAATGACGATCAGCATGTTGTCTGGTGCGGGCTTAACGTTGAGCAGGATGCGCTAGCTAAGATTTGCAAGGATGAATGTGTGTCTATTTACGGTTCGCTGTCTGACGGTGAAAAGGAATCTAGACTGGCTCAATGGTTACAGGGTAAGAAGCGAATTCTAATCAGCAAGGTATCGATTTTTGGGTGGGGTTTAAATCTTCAACAGTGCCACAACGTTGCATTTCTTGGCATTTCAGATTCATTCGAAGAGATGTATCAAGGTGTCCGCCGCTGCTGGCGCTTCGGCCAAACGCGCGAAGTCAACTGCCACGTCATCACTAGCGAGGCCGAGGGCGCAGTCGTGCGCAACATTCAACGCAAGGAAGCCGATGCGGCAAAGATGGCGAAAGAAATGGTAAAGCATATGAGTGTTTATAACACTGAGGCGGTACGTGGTACTACATTATCTAAGGTGGGATATGTCCCGCACGAGTCAATGAGGCTACCGTCATGGATCTAGACATCAAAGTGTTGAATCAGGCGAATGGTGAAAATTGGGCCATGTATCAGGGTGATGCCTGTGAAGTGGTTAAAGGCATTCCGTCTGATAGTCTGCACTACTCTATCTTCTCACCGCCATTCATCTCGTTGTATGTATACAGTTCGTCTGAGAGAGACCTGGGCAATGCTAGAAGTGACGCTGAGTTTTACGATCACTTCCAGTTCTTGATCCAAGAGTTACATCGAGTGCTCATACCTGGTCGGTTGTTAAGCTTCCACTGCATGGATATCCCCGCGATGAAAGAGCGCGACGGTTACATCGGGCTAAAAGATTTTCCCGGCGATCTAATTCGCATGTTTCAGGCGGTAGGTTTTATCTATCACTCACGGGTAGCAATCTGGAAAGACCCGCTAATCGAGGCCACGCGGACAAAAGCGCTCGGGTTGATGCATAAGCAGGTTATCAAGGATAGCGCTATGAGTCGGCAGGGATTACCAGACTATCTAATCACCATGCGCAAACCGGGCGATAACAGTAAGCCAATATCGCGGCCCAACGGGTTTACGGAATTCATTGGGGAGGATGAACCGAAGGCGCGTAAGGGTGAACCCAAAATTACCGCAAGTGACTTTGAGAGATCTTCCAAACGCGGCTCAACGGTCTATACCCACGATGATCCAATTTACACTCATCAAGTCTGGCGACGGTATGCGTCTCCCGTGTGGATGGATATTAACCAGAGCGACACATTGCAGCGCGAATCAGCGCGTGAAGAAGCAGACGAGAGACATGTATGCCCTTTGCAACTGCAAGTGATCCAGCGAGCGCTGGAACTGTGGACCAGTCGTGGCGATGTAGTCCTATCTCCTTTCGCCGGTATTGGTAGTGAGGGCTACGTGGCTGTGCAACGCGGGCGGCGGTTTGTAGGTATAGAATTGAAAAAGTCATATTACGATCAAGCCGTTGCTAACCTGCGCAACGCTGAGGCGGCAATGGAACAAACAACGCTGTTTAGCGGGGTGGGACGATGAGCGCGACGCAAACCAAGCGAACTGTTTACCACGTTGGCGATCGAGTGCAAGTAGTCGAGCCGCTGGTTGTTATCCGCGTAGGCTATCCATTGACGAAGGAAGACGCGCTGAAAGCCGTTGAGAAAGAGCACGCGCAAAAGGTTAGTGATTTTATCGTCAGCGTGACAGGGAGTCCAATCGATATTACTACCACCGATCCGCGACTATGCGCCGACCTTTTAGATGCGCTTGCCTCGCACTGGATTCGCACGCAAGGATTCGGCGGTAAGGAGCGAAAGATCTACACGGAGGCCAACGAGCGCTTTCGCGGCACATCGGGTTGGACGGTATTGGGCAAGCGCCACGTTAAGACTGGAACATATTGCAGTGGTGGTTATTCAGGTGGTTACGACGGTGAGCCTGATTACGATCCTCCTTATCTTAGTAACGAACAAACGCACACACTGCTAACTATAGAGCCGCCTGACTGGAAGGTTAGCTTAACTTCGATTGAGATCGAATCAGTGAATGTGGAAAAGGAGTCGCAATGACTATCACCCACTGCCACTGCTGCGGCTCTCTGCTCTGCGAGTGTTCGCAGTACAGGTGTGATGATTGTGAAGAATGCTCGAAGTGCTGTACGTGCGGGGAGGATAAGAGATGACGACACGGGTATTGCTGCATCATAAGACGATGGGCATTTATCTTGGCTCTGCGCTGGGATTCGGCTTCTGGTCCAAGCTTGATCCATGTGGGCAGGACGCCGCGTGGACTTTTGAAAGCATTGAACAGGCGCGGGAAGCGGTAGCGTCATGGGATTCGCCAGTTGAAAACCCGATGTTCACGCATGTCGAAGTGGACGGAGAATTCGCCACCATTGAGCAATGCGTCGCGGTAGGGCTGGAGCCGTGGGAGCCCGATGTGATTCCCGTAGACAACGGAGAACAATCGCAATGACCAAGACAACGAAAACCACCATCGCAATCGACTTGGACCAACTGCGCGGGCTAATGCACGAGTTCTGTAACGAGCAAGACGGAGACTTGGTTAATCGCGACCTGCTACTACGGTTGACGTTAAGCCAGTTCCTTCGATATCTGGAAACGCGACAGCCCACCGATGACAACAGCGTACTGATATTCAGTATTGAGAAGGGAGCGGGAAAGTGAGACTGATAGAGTTCATCGAGGCGCACCGCAACAGTGGCGAATCTATCCTATCGCTGGCCGATATGGCGGTCAACGTAGGAATCGAAGACGACGCCGAGTTTATGATGGCGGCTAAGGCAGCATTGGTAGCCGAGGATAAGTTTTACAAATTGTGGTTAGCCCGAAAGGATGGTAATCAAAATGGCAAAGCGAACAACGAAACGCGACGTAATCCTTGAAGGAATCGACAAGGAGATCGCCAGTGTCAAGGCCGACATTGCTACAGCCGAGGCTGAGATGGCGGTCCATCGTAGTAATCTTAGCTCACTGTACACAGTTGAGCACGCGCTGGAGAAGTTGCGTAGGCAGACCGCGGAGTCACTCGCCCCGCAGCCACGCCAGCCCGACAAGAACGCTGCGCACGCTGTAGCGGGAGGCGGGAATGGGTAAGAATGTGACACCTGACATTTACTCGGGCCGAGTGGGTCACGATGTCTCTGAGGGTTTTTGCTCGTGTGGTGGTTTTCATCGACCGGAGGATGGGATACGCACCGGAACTAAGACCGTGGCGGTGGACGATAACGGCAAGGTGAAGATTATTGAATGGGAATGTAGCGACGGCAGCGACGACATTAGGTGAAGGAGAGAAGGCGCGATTTTATGAGAACCTTACCACTAAATATCGAAGAAATTGAGAAGGAAACCAGAGCGTTTATCTGTCCACATTGCAATACGTCGCTACAGTTTCTCGTGCGGGTGAGTGTCGTCGGCGTACACGAGTCGGAAACGCAGCCAGCACCTAAAGTTCAACCAGTACCTAAGCCCGCGCCTGTTTATGCGATAGCGGAAGAAGCCAAGCAGAATGGGATATTTGATGCTTTCGAGACTGCTGTAAAAGTCTCAACGCCACATAATATACCCAACCCACTGGAGCGGTACTTCTCTGTTTGGTTTTCACGGGCACACAAGGTAAAGACGCCGCAGTTCGCTATTCGTAAATGTCTGGAAGAGTCTGAACAGGACGCGGCAGGTGACTTGGAATTGTACGCGTTTCAGAACATAGCCGCGGTCGTAAAGGATGGAATTTTACATTCGTTCTTACCATACCAATTTGTAAAAGGTCATCCGCTGCCTTCGATGCTGGAGCCAAATGGCAGTGGCGTGAAACGCCCAACGCAGGAGATAACTCTTCCCGTTTGGGTGAAGACTCGCAATGGCTACGTACTCGGGAGAGGAATGCTGTTTCGGGAACTGAGAGGTAAAGCGGCAGGACAATTTGCTACTACCGGAATATGAACTATGGACTCGCCCGACAGGTAACGTTGGACGGTGGGAAGGTATGCTAAATTCTCCCGACAACCGAGGCTACGTCGGCCTCTCGTGCCCTAACTGCGGCCATGCACGAGCACACGTCATCGACACGAACATACGCGATGCCGGGGCAGCACGACGGCGGCGTAACGAGTGCAAGTCGTGCAAGTTCCATTTCACGACTTATGAAGTACTCGCGGAGGACTACGAGAAGATGCTGGCAATGCGGGTTGATGCGAAGCAATTTGAATCAGTGATCAGTCAGTTACGTGCAATCAAAGCTCAATTTGGAGGCCGCAATGGACACCGCTAAGGAAAAGTTTAGCGAAGGACAGCGAGTGCGAATGACTGAGAAGGCTATCGCGCAATACTTACAGGGCACTAGCGACAGACGCACGGGAGTTGTTAAGGGATTGCCAACAACCGGATTCGGGGATATCCCCAAACTGGTCTACGTTGTTCGTGATGGCACCAGGACTAAGGTGTCGTATCACATGGACTTTTGGGAGGTCGTTGAATAGTGGACATCGACAGCGCTAAAACTGAATACGACTTCCTGCTCGGCTTCTACCTGCACCTCGCAGTATTCGATCCGTTCACCAGCACGTTCAAGTTTCTCACTCCGACTGAGCGACAGGAAGTGATGCTGACGATCTCGGTGTTGCAGCGAAAGTTGTGTGAGATTATGCCCAAGGTGCAGGATCGGGAGGCGATGACGAGGTGAGTGGCAGTGATCGTAACTGAGGGCAGGCTAATCTGCACATCTTGATAGCGTGAACAAGGCGGGAAGTAGTTAAAATCTAAACGAAAGGAAAGAGCGATCTGGTTGTAAAGTTGATTTAGAACTGAGAATACTCTGCGTTGATTAGGACCCTGACGCGGAGTTAGAAGCGGGAGAGGCGCTTGACTGATTGATTGGGAGAGCGTCTCTTCCTGCACAGTTAGCAAAATCCGTAGACGCTTTGATTGTCTTTGAAGCAGAGCACAAGATCGGAGAGTAAAGTTAGACCATGAGTGAATACAGAACGGCCAATGATTACGTGTTGGATTGGGTGCGAGCCAATCAGATCCGAGAGAGAAGGCTAAACGACCTTCGCGGTGCCGATATCGATCTCCGCAAGGCCGAACAGTCGCTTGGCAAGTTCATCGCGCCAAAGTTGGTAAAGCCCGGCGACGTGTTTCTGCTTTGGGTCAACGGGCGATGCGTCGGCGTTCGCGGCGACATATTGCTTCAATTAACCATTCCTGATTCAGGGGATGGCTACCTTGTGGCTTGGCGCGATCAAGAATCAGGGCGCTTCATCTACGACCAGCCGGAACGATACAAGAACGCCGCAGGATCGGAGTAGAAACATGCCTGAGTCAATCACTAAATGGTGGACACAACTCAGTGATAGTATTCTCAGGATAGCGATCTGCGCTGCTCTCCCCTTCGCAGGATTGACACTAGCTAGTTACTGTGCGATCAAAGTGCTAGTAAATCCTCGTCCGGGGGATTAAAAGAATAACTAGCACCCTATTCGGGCTTGGATGGCAAAGTGTAGTCTTCAGGTTTAGTATCCTGCGTGTTGTCGTAGTTCTTTTGTTCCAATATTAGTGTCGCCTGCATCGTTCGGATCTGATTCTCGTAGCTCTCCATTTCAGATTGCATCTTCCAAACTACCTCTTGCGCGTCAGCCAGTTTCCCGTCTAACTCTTCTGATTTGTTGCGCCAGAAAACAACCTGAGTGCGCATCTGTTCTTCCTTTAGGTGCCATTCGTCACGGCGCGTCTCGGCTTTGTCAATAACAGCCTGCATGTCCCGCATCAGTTCGCGCCCGAGGTTTATTTCAGCCGTCTCAGCGGTGACGTGAATACTTTTAGTTTCGGCGCGGACTCTATCAAGCTCGATTGGTTCACGTCTTTGCCTAAATCGCAGGGTGGTTATAGTTGTGACAACTGCAAGGATTGCTGTTACTACATTTGAGAGCAGTAACCAAAGGTGAGGCGAAACGGGGGTTTCTTGCTGCATCTCATCGGTCCAATACCTGATTCATTCTAGAAAGGAATTCAGCCCACTGCTTATCTCGTCGCTCATCGGCTACACGGTCTTTAATAACGAGCCTTAATTTAGGGTTGGCCCATCGCTTAGGATTCTTCTTGCGCGGAAAGATCGTGCCTGAGTACTGGGCCGAATCGGGCGGCATTAGTCGTCCGAAAGGTAATTTGCAGTATCCCCAATGCTCGCCCAAACATCCCGCGTCAGCTTGATCTTCATGTTCAAAGATTCCTTCGTCTTCACTCCAGCGAAACGTGCGCCGGACGTTGCCCTGCGCATCGGATTCGACAAGAACCTCCTTCACAGCAGGAACCTTGAATATACTGTAAGAGAATAAAAGAAAAGGTAGGTAGGCTAGTCTAAAATACCATCTCTGCCACCACGGCGCACCGTCGTCAAGGTTCCACTTCCACTGCGAAACCTTCCAGACGTCTCGTGACTCGGGTTTCGGTTCGGGTTGCATAGTCTCCTTATTCGCCAGGAACATCGACATGGCCGGGCGGTTGCGGTGGTGGATTCTGCGGCTCATCCTGTGGCTGCGGCTTAGGTGCTGGTTTTGGTTCTGGTACATCCGGCTTCGGATCGGGTCTATCCGGTTTGTTTTCATTAGCTGTCATTTGGGCGATTCCTTTCTGGTTTTTGTATTTATGCTTCCGTAGTGGCTATTATTTGCACCACTAGTTGAAATGCCGCTCTCAATGCGATGCTCCCCGTCTCAACGGTAAATGCTCTCTTGATTCAATAAATCTTAGTGAGACCGAAGCTGACTGACGCTTGCCCGGTACTTGGTTTTTATCTTCCATTACCTCGCGCAGTCCGTCAATTAATTCCTGCTTCTCGGCTACCGAGATCTGTCCGCTCCCCGTCACACTTGCGATGTACTTGTCGGCCAGTTCGGATAGCCGCTCACTTGTCGGGTTGGTCGCTATCTTGATCGCGTCCAACGAAGTCCTCAACCACCATTCGGCAAGAGGCTTTACGTCTTTCTTTAATTCAACAACATCCCAAAACAGTTTCGTTACAGCGAAGATTATAGCCAGCACGACCGCCGTAGCGACGGATTGTGCTATCTGTTCAAGGCTCATGGAGTAGCAGTTGAATCAGTAGCTCGCATCTTTACGATCGTGTAGCCATCGTTCGGATCGCTAAAGTGGCCCAGCCAGATTCCCGCCGCAATCTCTCTCCCGCGCTTATGTCGGAACGATAATCCGCGCATGGGTCGATTTGACGAGCTTACAAGGTAGCTTTCTCTATGGCTCGGATGAATCCCTTTGTACCTGTCCGGCACCATGATCTCGACAGCCTGACCGACCAGTTCGCTGCGGTGGTAGCCGGACATTTCCTCAAACCTGCGATTAACCATGACGATCTCACCGTCTTTGTCCGCCACGACGCAGGTGCCATCGGGATCGCACTCTACTACCTGCGCGCACATATTCAGGAATCCCTCAATGCCGACTTTCGGCGCAAGGAATTGTTCCAGCCGCTCGGACATTTCCCGATTCTGCATGATCAGTTTGCGAATCTGGAAGATGCCGTAAATGATCACCACGCCACCGAGAATCATCACGGAGTTGGCAAGGACGTTGAAAGTTGAAGTGTCAAACATTGAGGGGAATCAGGTGTCCAGTTGTCCCAGTACTCACTAGCGCATTAAGGCCAACGCTCAGCACGAGCACGAATCTCGTCCAAGGGTAGAGTAAGCAATCGCAACGCTCGTCAGTGCCAATTTGCAAACTGCCCCCAATTTGCAAAGGAAAGTAAACAAGCTTCCTGGCGAGCGCTGCGAATTTGTTTCAGCTACGCCTGGGTACTACCCTCCGTCGTACCGCCGCCTGTTTCGCCGCTGCCGGTGTCGGGCACGACGCCGTTAATGTCATCAGCGATCGCCTTCACCGTGCCTTCAATCGCGCTGATTTCGTCGTCCAGTGCGGGATTGTTAGCTTTGAGATCGGCCACCTGTTGCTGGAGCGTGTTGATACCATCTGCAATGCTGGTCAGTGCGGTGTTAACGCCCTGTAATCTCTCTTCCTGTGTTGCCATGAATTCATCTACCTTTCCATTTAGATTGTTGATTAATTCGTGAATCAGGTTTAACTCTTCCGTGTGAAAACCCTGCTGTGCGGGAACGCCACCGAGCTCCGTGAGCATTGTAATGATCGCGTCCAGCTTCTGCGAGGGGCTAACAACGCCAATCTGTCCGCCGAGTAGATTTGCCAAGTTCTCACCAACGTCGAGTGTTAGTGAGTGGCGATCTGCCTTGCGCCTGTCCCGCCCTTCCCATGCCATTGACTGCCTCCTACCTCGGCACCGCGCCTTCGCTCACCGCTTTAGCCATATCGGCTAATAGTCGCGCCTGTTCCGCGTCTAGCTCAATTCCCGCCGCACGCAGTACCTCCCCGTAACTCGCCTGGGGATTTTGGTTGCGAGCATCGCCAATAGCCTTGAACACATGCGGGGCAATCAGGTTGAAAATTGCGATCCACTCCATCTTAATTTCCTCCTTGTAGCGCTTCGAGGCCGGCGATCACCGTGTTCATCCCTGAGATACTATCGCGCCAGACTTTTTGTGCGCTCGCGCTCTTAATGCCGAGCAGTGTCGGATCTTGTAGCCCGCGTAAGCTGGTAATAAGTGTTCTCACTGCGGCCTGTCGCGCGGAAGGATCGGGCGTTGTGCTATTGCTATTTGCAAGTCGCGCCAACTCATCGTTGACAAAACTACGATAAGCACGGTTAGCCTCAAGCAGTTTCGCGCTGATGTCGTAGTCTTGTTGCGCCGTAAGTTCATTGCGCGCGCGAAGATCACGCTTCACATTGCCCATTGTAGTGAGCATGTCTGCGACTGTCTTCGGTTGCTGTTTCCCGCTGCACGGGCCATAGCCGAATCCTACAGTTGCGAGAAGTAGTAGGATTGTCAGTTGTGAGCGTCGTTGTCGGATCATTGGTTTAGGTCCTCTCTCGCGTTCTTAACATCGGAAGCCTTTGCCGCTTCTCTTACTTCGGGCTTGCTTGCGCCGCCTTGAATCCGCTCAGATAGACCGGCCACTAACAGCCCTGCCGCAGTGACTACCAGGCCAACCCATGAATACTTAGGCGGCAGCAGGTTAAGGAAGCCTGACGCTTGCAGTGAGCCAATGAAAGCAGAAACGATTGCCAGCGCTGAAACCAGCCGCCCGATCGGGCCATAGGTAAGATTTCCATTCATAGTCGAGCAGTGTATCACTTTCGGTTTAATTATGGCGGAAAAGTTACGAAACTTAGAAATCAAGAGCGCACTGTCAGGCAGCACGTCTCCCACATTGCTGACGTTTAGGATTTGGAGTGAAAGCCTCTAATGCTTCTGGCGTAATCCTGTGGCTTTTGGTAACGATTTCTATTGCTTTCAGTCTCCCGGTCTTAATTGCCGCGTGAATCGCCTGCCGGGAGACTCCTTTCATCTTCGCCGCCTGGTTAACTGTAATTAAATCATCCCTTTTCATTGGGTACTTAGAGTAACAAAAGAATACCTCTCTTTACAAGTAAAATAATACTTGACAAGTCAATTAGACGGTAGTAATATCTCTTCACCATGACAAACACAGAAACAAATACCCGTCAGACGCTAGAAGAACTCGCGGCGCGGATGGCTCTAGAGATAGAAGCCGGTCGGGCACAGCGCATGCGGATGTTTGCAGCCGTAAGGAAGATGAAGGCCATACTCGCCGCGCGGCGCTAACGGGAAAGGCCATGAAGACCAAACAACGAATCTACTGCGGAGACAGAGAGCGAGGCTGCGGGAATGAGCTCACATCTGCCGATTTAGAGGCAGGCTTTTGTACGCAGTGCCACGAGCCTCTAACAGTTCCAGAGTTCCCCTTAGAGCAGGCGCTCTTAATGTCACTGAATGAGGCTGAGAGCGCGAGGGCCGCACAAACGACCCCACTTATGGAGTGCGGATGCGCCGGATCGGCACTGCACAATAATGCGCACGACGGGCTGGAGAGCGGGCATCCATCGTGCGTCGTGCACGTGCCAGCTAAAGCGGCCTGTAATCCAGTACGGCCATTTAGTCTTGAAGGCCGCTTTGCTAAGTGCGGTCCTCATTGTACCGTGGCACCATCTAACACGAGCTTGGCGTTCTTTGAATATCTCGGTCCTGGATCGC